GGGGGTACGCCCGCTTCTTCTTTCCCGGTCGCAGTCGCAGTTCCCCCTACCCCACCCAGGGCTCCCCCTGCCCCATCCATGGGTGGGTTCCCCCTACCCTGTTCGTCATCCCCCTGTTCGTCAACCTGGGGGGGCTGCTCCTGCTGGCCGTCGAGGTCGTCACCCATGATGGCCAGGCTGAGAGGGTCGGGGAGGGGGCACTCGTAGATTCTCCACTCGCCAGGGGGCTGCTTCTCCTGGATGGGGTTGGCCTGGAGTGTGCGGGCGACTGCTGCGCGCGCGGGGTCCGCCTCGCGCGGGAGGTCCGCCTCGCGCAGGCGGGCGACTGCATCGCGGACTCTCTGAAATGGGGCTCCCCCATCGGCGAGACCGAGAGCGCGGCAGGCTGCGCGGATGCTATAGGATGGGTTCCATCCCATGGCCTGCAGGCGGGTCACCAAGAGATCCACTTCATCTGGCGGGAGCGGTGGGGGCGGTGGCAGGAGGATGGCCTGCTGGCTGGTCGGCGGTGGTGTGGCTGGAGCCGGCGCAGGGCCTGCCTGCTGGCTGGTCGGCGGTGGTGTGGCTGGAGCCGGCGCAGGGCCTGCCTGCTGGCTGGTCGGCGGTGGTGTGGCTGGAGCGATTCCGTCAGTGCGCAGGATGCTGACGATTTGGCGCAGGTTGCCCACTGCCTTCGCCCAAAAGGCGCGGTTAGCGGGATTCCCTGGCTGCTGCGCATTTGTCCATGCCCCTTCCTGTACAATCCAGGCGATGATGTCCTTGTGTTCGTCGGGGTCAGTGAAAGGAACCTGGAACCGCACCACCCGGCCTTCGGCGATGGCCAGAAAATCTCCACTCCCGATCAAACGTTCTGCCCCAGTCCCTGACCACCCGGTGGCGGTGCGGGCGTCGTCGATGCTGGCCACTCGCCCAACCAGGCGGACGTTGAAGTTGGCCTTCACCAGAGGTCCGAGGACGGCGGAGGTCGGTTTTTGCGTAGCGGCAATGATGTGGATTCCCGCTTCTCGTCCACGTTGCAGGAGGCGGGTCAGGGCCCATTGCGCGCGGTCACCCTCGACCAGCAGGTAGTCCACCAGTTCGTCTATGAAGACGCAGACCGACACCTTGCGGATTTCCAGAGCGGTTGACCGTCGTTCCATTAGACGGACGAGGCTTTCTAAGCATTCCGTCGTTTCTGTGTGGGTCGTGATGACCGGCCTGACCAGGTGCGGCAAGGGCGAGAAGTTGGAGAAGGCATGCCCTTTCGGGTCGACCAGAATCAGTCCCAGGTACGCATTATAGTTGGGTTCCTGTTGATCTGGCTTGTCAAGTTGATTACCTGGCGGTGGGCGATGCGTCATGGCCATGCTGGTGATCATGGCGGTCATCAGCATGGTCTTTCCTGCTCCCGTGTTCCCGGCGACAAGGATGTGGGCAACGTCGGGAGACTCGATCCTGATCAGCAGGGGGGCTCCGTCTTCAGCCAGTCCAAGCAGGGCCTGGGTGTGGGTGAAACCGAGGGCTCCGCCATTGCTATCGGCGAGCTGCTTCATCAGGGGCAGGAAATTGACGGGCTGTGGGTCGTCACGCGGGACTTCGACGACGAGGGCTGCTCCAGCACGGCAGACGCGGACTCCTGTGGGGACGTCGAGGGCGGCTGCTAATTCCTCACTCAATCCCTTGATGCGCGACAGTTTCACTCCGGGCTGTGGCAGGATGGCGAACCTTATCCATCGCGGCGTGACCGATCCTCCTGTCACCTGGCCTGGTACTTTGTGCAGGGCCAATACCGCCTCGATGCGGTCGGCCATAAACTCAACCTTTTTTCTCATAGTTCCTCCATTCTGTGGGAGGCGATTCTAGCAGTCCAAATCGCCCATGCGCATTACTATCCACTACCCCACTTTTTGACCGTTCTGTGCCATCCTGGGGCATCAAACGGTGTCCTTGCACGGTGTCCCAAAGGGCACCCTCTACGGTGTCCTATACGACACCCTCAAGGGTGCCGTTTAACGACACCGTTCGATCCTGGATGGGCGCGACTGCGGGATTTGGCTCAGACTTCCAAACTCACTTTTCCGGTCAAAATCGCCTCGACTGTTTGGTCCGTCACCAGGTACTCGAAGAGCGGTGACCGGGTGAATGTCTTGACCGCTTCGAGGCTCCACCTGCCGGCCTGGAGCGTGTGCAGGGCCTGGGCCAGGAGGGCGGCTACGAGCGCGCTGTTGGTCATAGACTCGGCCTGCCCAACCTGGCCGACCGCCTCGAGCAGGGCCTGCGGGAGGTCATAGGTGGCGCGTGTCCTTGCCTTGTCGCGCTTCCATTTCCGGCGATCCGCAGGCGCCATCGTCGCGGCTGCTTGGCGCTGATCCGCCTCGCCGAGGAGGGCTGCGACTGTGGGGTCGACGGCTTGTCGGCGGGTCATGGTATCACACTCCGAGCGCGATCCACAAACTCCCTGTACCCTCCCCTATGGCCATTGCCCAGGTTCATTCCCAGGACGCTGCGGGAGGTCGGGGCATATTCCCAGATTGTCTGACCGTGGGCGGGCGCTTCGCGCAGATGCACGTCGGTCGGGATGGGGGCCAGTACGAGGGCCTGAAAGGTGGTTGCTAGAGCGCGCAGTTGCAGCAGGGTTTCGGTGGTCTGGCGGTCATAGAACGTCGGCAGGATGCCAAGGACGCGCGGGGCTGCATTCCCGGCCTGGCGGATTTGTACCATGCTCCGGATGACTTCATTTACGCCATCGACTGCCAGGAAATCCAGGCGGGTCGGGATGACGATCCACTGGGCGGCTACGATGGCGGCTACGTGCAGGACATCGAGCGAGGGCGCGCAGTCGATGACCGTGACGTCGAATACCTGCTCCAGTCCCTGGATGGTCGTCTGCAGGATGCGTTCCCGAAACGACATGCCGGTCAGGGTCCGCTTGGCCTGTTCCGTGGTCTTGTCGCTTGGCAACATCCAGAGGTTCGGGCGGGCCTGGACGATGGGCAGGGGGTCGTGGCCGTTGTAATTCGCGCGGTCGACGAGCGCGCGAATCCCAGGCGCCTTTTCGAGACCGAGGGCCACTGCCACATGCCCTTGCGGGTCCGTATCGACGATCAGGACGCGCAGGGACTGCATGGCGAGGGCGTGGGCGAGGGTGACGGCTGTCGTGGTCTTGGCCGTTCCCCCTTTTTGATTCACGATTGCGAATGTGACCATCTGGACTTCCTCCTGGGGTTTGGGGGGGCCTACTCGCTGGAGAGCGGGACGGTTGGCTCCAGCACATTGGTCTGGTGGAAGGTGTAGCGGACGGGGAGCAGTTGCAGGTAGGGGATTCCTTCCTTCGTGATGACCACGACTTTGCCCTTCGAGGCCAGGGCGAAGTACTTTGCCATGTCGCGTCTTAACTCGGTGATGGAGACGAGGATGGGGTCGTTCTGCGAAGCAGGCATGATCACCATTTCCTCTGTTCCTTCTTGGGCTGTTGCTGCTGGACTGTTCATCTTGTGTGTTCCTCCTGTAAGATCAGAATACAGATATTATACTCTCGTTATCACCTGACGTCAAGTGTCTATTCGGTGAAGGTTTGCTGTACAGGGGCCATTAGTACCCTGGGGGACTAGACTTTTGTTGTGTTTTCTGCTATACTGGTACTTGGGCAGGTTGACTATAGCATTGACTTGTCAACCCTACTGCCCAGGAGGGCCTATGTCGAAAAAGGCGCGCGTTGTTGTTGCTCCTGCTCCGGGTGGGCCTGCTCCCCTGCGGAGTGGGGTAGTCCATCGGGACGACATTCCCGTGGTGGCCTGCAAACCCAATCCTCGAAACTACAACAGGCATGGGCCTGACCAGATCGCGCGGTTGCGCTTTTCCCTGCGCCAGTTCGGCCAGGTCAAATCCATCGTCGTCCAGGACAGAGACGATGGTTCGTTTTTGCTTGTCGCAGGGGAGGGGGTCTGGCGGGCGTTGGTGGCCGAGGGACTCCAGGCGGTCAAAGCGGACGTCATTCCCGCCTCGTGGAGCGAGGCGGAGGTCTTGGCATATCTGGCGGCTGACAATGAAACCGCCAGGCTTTCCGATCCTGATCAGGAGCAGTTGGCCATGCTGCTGGTGGACGTCCACCAGCAGGCGGGCCATGACTTGGCTGCGCTGGCGGCTGGTACGGAGGAGCGCCTGGCCACTCTTTTCGCCGACACCCAGATCGAGGCATTACCTGGCGCTGACGTGGGTGAAGATCCAGGGCCACAGGGAGGCGATGCACCAGAGCGCCTGCTCGATGCCTGGCGGGTGGAGCCGGGGCAGTTATGGGTCATCCCATCGCGGGTGGTTCCTGGCGGGTGGCATCGCCTGCGCTGCGGAAACTCGCGCAACCGGTACGAGATCGCCAACCTGGTGACCGACATCCAGGTGCAGTGGGTCTGGACAGATCCACCTTATGGGGCGGACTATACCGGGCGAACGGCGGATGCGCTGGTGATCCAGGGCGACACTCCGGAGGAGGTCGAGGCGCTGCTGAGCGATGCCTTCGCGGCTATAACGCCATTCCTGATGAAGGGCTGTCCCATTTACGTGTGTCATCCTGGCGGGCCACTAACCGAGATTTTCATGCGCTGTTTCCGTGGCGCTGGTTGGCTGCTCCACCAGGACTTGGTTTGGCTCAAAGATTCCTTCGTGATGGGCCACTCCGATTACCATTACCGCCATGAACCAGTCCTATATGGCGGGACTTCGGGGGCTGATCTTCCCTGGGTCGATGAGGAGGGGGAGCAGATGGGGCCTGAGTGGGACGTCGGTGCCGGCCTGTACGCATGGCAACACGAGGCGACTCTTTATGGCTGGTCGCAGGGTCAGAGACGGCCATGGTATGGCGGGCGTAACAAGGGTTCCGTGATGGTCGTCGCTCGCCCGAAGCGGTCCGAGTTCTATCCTACCGCGAAACCGCCAGAACTGATTGCGGGGCATCTGCGGAATTCCTCGCTGCCGGGGTCGGTGGGCCTTGATCCATTTTTGGGTTATGGGTCGACGATGGTGGCGGGCGAGCGCCTGGGGCGGCTGGTGTTCGGGCAGGACATCGAACCTAAGTACTGCGCGGCTACCCTGGAGCGGATGGCCTTGATGGGTCTAAGACCACGGTTAGCTCAGAATGCAAACGGGGAGGTTGTATGAATCCAGACACGGGTCAAATGGTGGCGTTGGTGGAGGGGCAGACTGCCCCTTCCGGGTGGCCTGTATTTTCAATCGGCCAAGAGCTAATGCTCCAGGGTTACAAGTTTGTTATCACGCGCATAAACCGGTCGTCTATCGTGTTAAAGCCTGCAGTCGCGCTTGAACGTGCATCTGTGCAGATGGCGCAGTTGGCTGCACTTCCTGCCGTGGCGAGTTCGCGGAAGAAAAAGCGGAGACGTCGGCGACATCATTAGGGTGCGACTGGATTATGTCACGTTGGAAGGGGTAGTTTGACATAAATAGTTATAGTCGGAATCTAGCAGGGGGGGTCAAAAAGACTCCCCTGGCTGTACGCCAGATGGGGTCTCTCGGCCAGCACAGTGTCCCACTTCTTGCGCAATTCGGCCAGGCGGTCTACGGGTCGGAAATATCCATACCAGACGCTGGCGGTGTTCTGCAGATCCACTCCAGCCTGGTCCAGCAGGGCGGTCAGATTGTTGATTTCCTCGACCAGGGCGGGGAAAGTGGCAAGAAACAGGTTCTGGTCGGCAACGAGTTGATGGTAGCAAACGTTACTGTTCCACTTCCGGATACTCTCGAGGAGGGTCTTGTTCGCCTGCAGTTCTGGCAGGTGATCAAGCTGCCAGTGCGTTCCGCCTACGCGCAGGAGGCACTCCACGTGGACGTCGACCAGGGCCTGGCCCAGGCATTGCCATCCCTTGCTCACCAGGACGCTGGTCGTGTAGTCGGTGCCGGCCTGGCTACAGAGCGGGCAGATCGGTTCGGGGTTAGAAGGGCCTGGGTTCTTGGGCATGCTGCACCATCACTTGCTTCTCCGCCTCGCTGGCGTGGTTGTAGCGGTCCAGCCAATCCACTGCCAGATCGAGCGTGGTGGCCACAACCACCAGGCGGGCTGACGGCTTTATGCAGACCGCATAGTCGTTCGAGGTCTTCACCCAGTAGGTGTTGGGGTCACCCGTGTTCTTGGTCAGCATTCCCACACGGCCGTCCACCATTTCGACGATGGTGCCGGTCTGCAGGTTGCGGGCCTTCGCCCACTGTGGGTCTTTCTTCTCGGCCATCAAATCCTCCTTGCGGCTTTCAGGGTATCCTGCTTCATCAGGTAGGGCAATCCGAGGCTATCCAGCAGGCGGATGGCCTGGTCCACAAAATCCTTCCAGTCGGGCGGGTGCGCCAGGGCCTGGTAATTGAGTTTGCCCACCTTGCACTCGTCGATGTAGGGAGCCGCTTTCCGTATCAGGGCCAGGGTATCTTCCGGGTAGATCACGGGTTCAAAGGATGCCCAGGTATGGATGCCCTGATGATGCGCTTCCCGAAGCAGGGCCAGACGTTCCTCCGTGGTGCCGGAGTTCGATTCCCACACCATTTGGTTCCAGTTCCCCAGGCAGGTCAGGGTGACCGCGAAGGCATCACGGTCAGGCTCCAGGAGATCAAAATCCCTGCGGGGCAATTGACCGGCCTTCGTCAGGATGGCCACACCATGGCCTGTATCGTGCAAAATCTGGATGGCCTTGCGCGTGATGCCGGCCTGGGCTTCCTGCGGCTGGTAGGGGTCGCAGGTGAAGCAGAGCAAGACCTGGCCTGCTTTGCCTTCGGCTTCCCGATGCAGGGCGCTGGCCTGCAGGCGGGTCAGGACGTCCTTGCGCGGGGCTGCGCCATTCACAAACTCGTCACGGGTCATGTGCAGGACGCGCGGTCCGTAGCAGTAGCGACATCCGTGGGCACATCCTTGATACAGGTTGGCGGCCAGGCTGGAGTACTCGCCTGCCCGACCGGTGGGTTCGTAGATTATACCCATGCGCTTGCTCCTTCTCTCAGGATGACGTTTACTTCCGGTTTCGTGGCCATGTGCAGTTGGTCGGCCAGGACGGTGGACAGGGCATGCTCGATGCCAGACGTGAGCGCGATCGAGGGTTCCAGGTCATTTGCGTCGTCACAGTGGATCATGGCGCGCAGGGCCTGCTCCAGATATGTTGGGGCGTCAACGTGGACTCTCATCTGTATGATCATCTGTTTCCTCCTGCTCTATATACGAACTGGGGTCAAGAATGATCACCTGGACTGAGGGCCAGGTGGCCAGATGCATGCGCTCAATCAGGCAAAGGGCCAAGGCTTCCTCGATCTTGGCGGTGAGGTGCATCGCGGGTTCTGCATCGCGTGATTCCTCACAGCGGATAGTTCTGGCCAGGGCCTGGGCCTGGTCGGTTGGTAGATCAACCTTGATGTGTATGATCATCTGTTTCCTCCTGCTCTATATACGAACTGGGGTCAAAAAACTTCAGTTGGGAGGCTGTTATGGTTCCGGGACGTGGGCGTGCTGCTGAATTAGGACTTCCCCCTGCCCTGGCCACTCCCATGGGTGCGGATGGCCAGCAGGCGGGCGTGGACATTTTAGCGGACGATGGGCTGGAGTTCCCGCAGGAGGCTTACGGGTGGTTGAACGCTGAGTTGCGGGCGCTGCTGGCCATGATCCAGGGTCCACATCAGCGGAAGAAAAGGCGGACGGCCGTTGTCTTGGCCTTCGCCCAGGCGATGCAGGAGCCGATGCGCCAGGTCTTCCGCCGTCATGCGGTAAGGGGCATCTGCTCCGAGCGGGTCTGGTATCAGAAATGGCAGTATGTTCCGGAGATCTGGTCCGCCTACATGGCATGCCTGGCGCGTTGCCTGGAGTTCCTCGACGAGGACACGGTCAAGATCGAGGAGCATTTCCTGCGGGTGAGACGTCGTCACAAAGCGCGCTATTCTTCCGAGGTGCCGGTGGCACTGGCCAGCATCATGGCCAACCCGCAAGAGCGCGCGGGAGATCGCATCGAGGCTGCTCTCGCGCTTTATAACCTCGACGAGGCGGCTGGTGGGAGATCCGGTCGGACGGTGGTCGAGGTCCAGGGCGTCGATGGGATTGACCGGGCCTTGCGGGAAGAGTTGGCGCGTTTGAACTTGGTTCCGGCTGCTCCCGGCGCTGACGCAGATCCACAGGGGGACTCTTGACCATTCTGGCGGATTTGGTGACCGGTCAATACGTATCGTGGCCACTGGCGCGCAAGGTTGCGGTACTGGCTGCGCTGCGCAGGTTATCTCCGCCAGAAGACCTGCTCTCCTGGACGATCAAACATCGTCCGTTTCTCATGCGTGATCTTCCCCTCGACTTTCGCTCCCATGCGTTCCTTGTCCCAATCTACCAGGATACTTCCCCCAACCTGATTATCTACAAATCCAGCCAGATGGGGGCGAGCGAGTACTTGGTATCCTATGCGCTGCATGGGGCTGATCAGCGTAAGGCGACTGTGCTGTACGTGTTCCCGACTGACGTCCATCTGTCTGACTTCTCGTCATCCAGAATCGGGCCTGCTATCGAGGCGAGCGAATACCTGTCATCCATCGTGGTCGGCGCTGGTGGCCACTCGCGCGGGGCTGACCGGGTGCGGCTGAGGCGGATTAGAGATCGCTTCCTGTATTTCCGTGGGGCTAAGGTTTCGCCCGATGGGATGGCTCCACAGTTAAAGACGATCGCTGCCGATCTGCTGATCTTCGACGAACTGGACGAGATGGATGTGCGGGCTCCGGAGATCGCTCGAAAGCGCCTGGGGCACTCCCGACTCGCCGAGGAGCGCGCGGTATCGACTCCTACCTATCGCAACACGGGCATCCATGCACTTTGGCTCCAGTCGGATCAGCGGGAGTGGTTCGTAGTCTGCCCGCATTGTGGCCTGCGCCAGTTTATGGACAGGAAATCCGTTATCCTTGACGAGGATGGCCTGGGTCGGCCTATCGCCTGGCATGGCCAGGAGGATGGGACGGCCTGGCCAGCCTGCCGTAAATGTGGCGGCAGGTTGGATCGCCTCGCTCCCGGCGAGTGGGTGCCGGCCTGCCCTGGGCGGCTGCCGGTTGGCTATCACCTGTGTAAGTTATTTTCTCCCCTGGCGAGCGTTCCGGCCATGCTGGAGGGTCTGCAGAAACTGGACGAGACGGCCAGGCGCGAGGCTACAAACCAGGACTGGGGGGAGCCGTACATTCCCAGGGGCGGGCAGTTGACGGATGAAATCCTGGATGCTGCGACTCGGCCCTACAATCACGGGGCTGTTGCGGGCGAACGATCGCGCATGGGCGTCGACGTCGGCGATCTGCTCCACGTCGTGATCCGGGGGCCTGCCAATCCCGAGACGGGCGATTACCCTCAGCGGTTCGCAGGGACGGTCCAGGAATTCGAGGACGTCGTGGTGCTGATGCACTTGTATAACGTCGAGGTGTGCATCGTCGATGGTCTGCCGGAGACGCGCGAGGCCAGGCGCTTCCAAGACTCGCTGCCGGGCGGGCGGGTTTGGCGCGCGTACTACGTCACCCAAAAAACCGGCCTGAAGCAGGAGGCTGCGATCCAGCCAAACAAGGAGGAGGGGTTCATCAACCTTGACCGCACACGGACGCTCGATGAGATGCTGGCCAGGCTGCTGGCGGCTGCTGCCGATGCTCCCGGCGCTGATCAGGCACTGGTGATGCCGGCCCAGTCGGCTACCTGTTCCCTGCCTTGCCATGCCAAAGGCATCGAGGGTTATTATGCTAATCTGAAGGCGCTTGTGCGTGTTCTGGAAGATCATGCCAGTGGGAAGGTTGCGGTGTACCAATCCACTGGGCCTGACCACTTTGCACACGCTGAGAATTATTGCGCGGTGGCATGGGCGCTTCCTCGCCCGTTGCCCATGCCTGACCAATCTAAACTCAAGTTGCAGAAATCTGTCTGGAATTAGGAGGTTACTATGGCCACTCCCTTTAAAGAGTTAGGGTCGACCGGACTCCCCCAATGGGGGGGAATCGTCATGGTCGAGACAGATCCATTACTGCGGGGGCAGTTGGGGTATCGCACTTTCGACGAGATGCGGTTGCAAGATCCGACAGGAATCGCGATGTATTACCTGCTTTCGCTCCCCATCCGGCGGGTCACGTGGTCGTGTTTGCCTGGCGGGCAGTCGGAGGCGGATCAGAAGGCTTCCGATTTCGCCTGGTCGTGCTTTGGCGACACTTCCCACTCCTTCAATGATCTAATCGCCGATGCCTGCCTTATGTTCGTTTATGGGTGGTCCTACTTCCACATGAGCGTGAAACGGCGGGCGGGGGACAAGGGGAAAGCAAAAAGCCAGTTCGACGATGGCCTGGTCGGCTTTCGGAAAATTGCTTTTCGCTCCCCCTTGACTCTCGACCATTGGGAGTTCGACGAGGAGACGGGGGACATCCAGGGCCTGTGGCAGTACCAGATCAAAACGGGCGAGGTCGTGTACATCCCCCTGGGCGAATCGCTCCTGTTCCGGACATCACGCGAGGGAGACAATCCGGAGGGTCTATCGATCTTCCGGCCTGCGGTCAATCCATACAAGTACAAGAAACGCTTGGCCCAGGTTGAGGGTATTGGCCTGTATCGCCGGTGGGCGGGCTTCCCCTTGATCAAACTGCCCGATGGTGCCACTTCGCGGACGGACGTGGCCGAGGGGGAGGTGTCTGACGAACAGCGGGCGGAGGAGTTGGTCAAGGCGATCTACGAGGACAGGATGATGGGGGCCTTCATCCCCACATCGTGGGATTTGAAGTTTGGTGGTCCAGAGGGTACAATCGACCGGACGATGGGCGACACCATCGTCCGCAAAGACGCGGAAATGGCGCGATCGATCCTGGCCCAGTGGTTGCTCCTGGGGATGCGCGAGGTCGGGTCACGCTCCCTGGCCGAGACGCTGCAGGGGTCGTTCACCCTGGCGGTGGAGGCATTCCTGCAGATCATAGAGGACGAGTTGAATCGCTATGCTATCCCCTATCTTTTCCGGTTCAACCCGTGGCCTGGGATGACGTCGTACCCTACCCTGACGCATACGTCACCCAGGTCGTTGGACTTGGGCAAAGTTGGCCAGTACATTACTGCCCTGTGCGGGGCTGGTTTCACGATGGATGCTCCAACCGAGAATTTCCTTCGCTCGCTTGTGCCGGGGATGCCGGAGGCTCCGGTGGAGATGGTTTCTGAACTGCCCGTGGGCGGGGATGGCGAGACAGGGCAAACGGAAGAGAAACCCAAACCTGGGAGCGGAGAGGGTACGGGCGAGACGGAGGGAGAAGGCTACTCACGGGTGCGGGTGCCGGCTGGTCGGCGGGAGCAATTTCTCGCCGGTGGCGCTGAGCGGTTTGGGCCTGTTCCTCCTGAAAGTCGGCCTGCCCAATACGTGACGTTCGTGGATGCCAATGCCGAGGCGCAAAGGCGGAATCTCTCCGGGTGGGCTGAAGACCTGGCCACAGAAGTGGCGGGCCTGGGGCCCGGGGCGGACGAGGTCACCCTGCGTTCCAAGCTGGACGATCTTCTGCTGGTCGGCCTGCTGCTGTTCCGGGAAAAGTCGGCGCTAGACATAGCGGCTGCATTCTGGTTGGGGTTCGGTCCGCCGACCGGCGATGCACGGGTGCAGGCGCAGTTGCGCGCGGAGATCTCGAGGGCGGATGCCTGGATTGGGTACGGGTCTGATGGGCGACTCTCAACCATCAATCCGGCTGGTAAGTCAACCCTATTCGGGGACATCCGTGGTGAACTGGAGGGCCAGATCGCGGCCATCTTGCTCCTGCTCAAAGAGGGGCGGGAGGACGATGCCTGGATTCTGGTGCACCAGGCGGTTGGGGCTGCGACTCAGGGGTTTTCTCGCGCGGAGTTGTACGCAGGGGAGGTCTGGCACTCGATTTGGTCGGGGGCTGTCGAACGTGCTATGATTGAGGATCAGCAGCAGGGATTCCCATCCCCTGTGCGGTGGGTCTTGGACGTCATTGCCAAACACTGCCGGACTTGCCCCAAGTTTGGAGCAGATCCTCCTGGGCGCGAATACCCATCCGTCCAGGTGATGCTGGCGCAGACAGGTGGCATCAAACCCGGCCAGGGCACAGAGTGCGATGGTCGGTGCCGGTGTCATCTGGAGCGGTTGTCAAACGGGGTTTGGGCATGGCTGTAGTGGGTGGGATACGGCTGGAGAGGCGCCATTCTCGCCTGCAGGACATCACGAATCGCCTGGCCTGCCTGGGGCCCGGGCTCCACATCGTGCTGGTGGTCAAGAATGCTACCGGTGGCCAGGGTATCGTCGGCTGGTCGGTCACATCGACGACTCTCGAACCTAACGGTCAGGTACTGGTGCCGGCTGAAGAATCTTCCAGTATACCACGGTGACTCCCCCACATCCGTGGGGGTATCGCAGGGACGCAAACAAACCCCCACCCGAGATGGGTGGGGGTTTGTCTACGGTAGATCAAAGTCAAAGAGGGGGAGTTGCACTCCCTGGGAGACGATTTCTTGCTCCCATACCCAGTAGGCACATGCGTAGCAGGTTTCTCTGTGCGTGACGACATGATACTGCGGTTCCCTGGCGTCCAGGTTCACGCTGGTAATCTCGCCACTGGCCTGGTGGCGAGATGGTGTGCGGAAGGTGACGAGCATGCCAACCGCATACCTGGGGGAGGGGCATTCCTCCTGGGAGACGATTTCTTGTTCCCGTACCCAGTAGCCAGTATCACAGTTGGAATGCATGGGGTCGTGTTCAATCACGACGCAGTACTGGGGTTCATGCCCTTCGAGGCTCACAGCACTGATTTCTTTCGTGAATTGGCGTCCATCGTGGAGCCAGAAGGTCACCAGGTTGCCTAAGGCATACCTGGGGGATGGGCATCCCCCAGGTACGCTGATGCCGGCCTGCCGGTCAGAACGGGCAGGTTCGGTCGTGGCGACTGCGCCAGTAGGCATACCCTTTGGCGGCGTCTCGGAGTTGGTGGTATGTGGTTTCAGCATCTTCTTCCTCATCCCCCATGCCATACTTGTCCCACATGGCCAGGGCCTGGCGGGCGGCTGCCAGCAGGTCGGTGTCCAAAGTGTGTTTGGCGTCTTCGAGAACTGTGATGGCCGTGGCCAGGCAGACGCGGTCATGGTCGGTGATATCTGGTAGACAGGCGATGCGCTTCGTCGTCCAATCGAGGGCCTGGATCACATCGAAGGGCGGCTGTTGCCTGGCTTCGTCCAGGCAGGGTCGGACTTTGGTGTTGAGGGCCTTCAGCAGTTCGTCGAGCGCATGGCGCTGGTCATCCACCTTCGGCTTTGGTGTTCCTGCGTTGGTCTTCCTACTCCCCAGGGTGGCCACTGCCAGAGCAAAGTGGGTGCTTGCACTCTCAATCTGCGTTTCCGCGTGGCTCCAGGACGATGGCCTGCATGGGACTGGCCAGAGCGAGGAGCGCCTTCCAGAACTGGTCCAGACCGCGCATGTTGCCAACGTTCAGTACCCAATCGCCCAGGTCGGTTTCCGAACCATCCATGGGGCATCCTGAGCGCGCGATGCTAATCGCCGTCAGGTGGACATAGACGTCGTTACCATCCACAGCCAGAATCTCGGCGCTGTACTGGCGGGCATGAGGATGGACGTCGTCAGGATTGGCGTTCACCCTGCGATGGAGGCTGACGGCCAACTTCTCTTGAAAGTATGGCGTCAGCAAACCTAAGACTTGGATTGGTTCCATAACGGTTCCTCCTGGTCATGATGTCAGGGTTGTGTTCCCCTGCGGTAGCGCCAGGGCCTGGCGGGCCTGGGGCTACCGCAGGGGAGATGGGTGTCCATCCCATCCCCCCTGCGCCATGGTTACAGGTTCCTGCGGTGAATCTCGGCCAGCAGTTCTTCGTCGGTAAAGGCGGCGAGGGGGTTGTGTTTGTTCCCCTGCACCATCTCCACCAGGTCGGCTACCTGGGCACGGATGCGTAATGCCCACCCACGTTCCTTGTCTGTGGTGGCGATGTCTGTGATGGCCAGGTCACCTTCCTGGTTCAGGAGGAGGACGTTGTAGGTGGTAGTATGGTACTTCTGGCTACCGCGCGTAGTTGCGGTGACCAGAACCATGGGCGTGGAGACGTCCACTGTGCCGGTGGCGAGGAAGGGGCCAACAAAGGCATACCCTCCTGTTGCCAGTTCGTCGATACTGGTCACCTGCTTTACCCAAGACTTGAATCGTCCATCGTGGGGCGATCCTTCGTGGCCTGTGACCAGGGCCATCACTTCGGCGTACAAATCGCGAATCACAAGCTAATCCTCCTGTCTAATGTGTCAGGGTGTGTTCCCCTGCGGTAGCGCCAGGGTCTGGCGGAGGGCCTGGCGTTACCGCGGGGGGGGATGGGTATCCATCCCATCCCCCCCTGGCCTGGGTCATCCCCACCTTGCGGCTTCCTGGTCGATGGCGTTCTGCAATCTCTCGAAGGCTGCTGCTGCTGCTTGCTTTGCGGCTTCGTAGGTTGCATAGTCGTCCATCAAGACCTGGTATGCTGCATCGACCGCATCCTTCGTGGCGGCGAGATCCGTGAAGACGGGGTTACTACTCGATGCGATCCATCGCTTGTGGTGGGTGTCCAGTGTGGCGCAGGCGGCTTCGTATCGCGCTTTCAGCAGGGCTAATTCGTTCATCCCATTCCTCCTGGCCTGGGTCAGTCGTTGGCCTTCTGACGCTCGACGTCGGTGAGGGTCTTGGCGATGAGGCGGGTGGCTGCTCCATCGCCCACCCACTCTTTCCACTGTCCATGAGGTGTTTCCCCTGGCAGGCGGTGGACTTCGACACGGTCGGTGTCCCAGTCTGTGATTTTGATGTAGAAGGAAGCGAGGCCCAGGGCCTGCGCGATGACGCTCCAGGTCCGCAGGTCGTCGGGCTTCACCAACCCCTGCTCCACCAGGGCGATGACGTTACGATTCTTCACACAGTCGAGGGCGCGGCTTACGTCCAGGTAGGTCTGGACGTCTTCCGGCGTGTACACATAGATGTACTGGGGCGGCTTGCCCCAATCCCGGAGCCACTGGGGGGCAGGCGCTGCTTCTTCAGGTATGTGCACACCGATGTGCTGAGGCGGCTGCTGCTGGTCAGGGTCTACCCTGCCACTGCCTTGTGCTTCTGCCACAATGATGTCTTCGAGTTCCTGCTTGTAGCGGGCGAGGCTGTCGACGGTATCGATGGCTCCGATGGTGTAGAGATCCCACATCACCATCGCCTCTTCATCATAGAGGTAGCGGATACCCTGCGGGGTCACGATCTGCAGTTCGTTGGGCCTGCCGTTGGCCGACAGCGAGACGATGTGTATCGAGGCGATCTGGCTCAGGTCATATACCCAATTGCCTATGATCACCCGTTCCGTGGGCCTTGCGTTGTGTACGGTTTGCATGGCGGTTCCTCCTGGTTCTGATGTCAGGGTTAACGTTCCCCTGCGGTAGCGCCAGGGCCTGGCGGGCCTGGCGTTACCGCAGGGGGAGAGTGTGCAGGGCCACTCTCCCCCTGGCGTGTCAGGTGCCACAGTTGCAGGGTGGCTTGGTCACCAGCATAAAGTGGTTTGCTGACCACTGCGCGTACTGGGCGGCGTCATCCATCAAGTTGGCGGTCACGAGCGCTTCTGCATTCCGTTCGTCGAGCGCATCCACGGTGGCCAGCACATTCCCTTCGCCGTCGATGGCGTAGTACGTGAGCGGGTCGGTGGCGTTGATGGGCCATTGCGACTTGGGCATGCGCAGGAGATCGTCGGCGGAGCAATCTTCCTCGATCCAGGACGGGCGGTGTTCGCGGGGCAACCATCCCTTGATGAAGGCGATGTCACCAGGTTCCATTCCCCCCTGCTCCGCGAGGGCGCGATCGCTGCGAATGTCAGACCGCTTGGGGTCATCCGGGATGGCGTTCCCCTTCCGGATGCCACACAGCATGACCGGCTGGTCGTGTCGGTAGGATGGGTACTTGGCGGTGTAGACGTACCAAGCGCCAATGATGCGGGTGTCACCTTGTTCCATTGCTTGTTCCTCCTGGCGTGATAGGTTCTGGTACTTATACGAGTTAGCGTGGGAAAACTTCAGTTGTCCCTGCTGTAGCGCCAGGGCCAGGGCGGGCCTGGCGTTACAGCAGGGAGGATGGGTGGCCATCCTTCCCTGGCGAGCGGGTCGCAGTCTAGTCATTGCCAAACGGGGGACACGGTCGGTCAACGTCATTGATGGGTGTGTGTCCAGCCAGGGCGAGATCCAGGTCACCTGGCTCAGACTCTGCCAGTTCGGTGGTGAGCACGAGGACGTGGCGTACTGCAAAGATGGGGTTGCCTTGCGCGTCCAAAAACTCGCATTCCACGGTGTTGGGCGTTTCGATCTTTGGCGATCTGATCATGTTCCTGAAGACTGCTACGATTGCGACTGGTTGTCCACCATACGTGATCATGCTGTAATCCTCCTGTCTGATGTGTCAGGGTTGTGTTCCCCTGCGGTAGCGCCAGGGCCAAGGCGGGCCTGGCGTTACCGCAGAGGGGATGGGTATCCATCCCATCCCCCCTGCCCCTGGGCATCAGTACTGCCTGAGCAAGATCAGAATCTTACCCCTGCGCAGCAGGTCCAGGCTCTCCATGTCGGGTCGCAGGCGACTCCAACGTTCCTCGAACTGTCGGCGGGCATCGGCGAGGTTGAGGGCGCTAACTTCCCCCAGGTACGTTCCTGCCGGGGCATAGGCTGCGAACTGGTCCAGTTGGTACGCTTCGAATCCGGGCTCCAGTTCGAGCGTGGGGTCATAGGGCGCTGGCCAGGACTGGTCGGGATTGTCGGAGCGGTACACCAGGGCGCTGTTGAAGTGGCCACAGGGCAGGGCAATGGGGACGGTGGTACGGGCGATCCGCTTGTCGTGGTAGTGGAACATAACTTCGACCGTGATCTTGTCGGCCTTCCCGCAGTTGTAGCATCTGACCACGGTTCCTGCGGGGCGGGTGAAGACTGTAATCGTGTTCATTGCATAATCCTCCTGCTATCGTCTTGACTTGTCAATCGAGTAAGGTGTTGGTGTTACCCAACCAAAAACCCAGGCTGCCGGGGGCCTGGGTTTTTGGTTGGGCAGGAGGGCGTCCAACCCTCCTGCCGTTGCCTGTGGCCACTTCCTCATTCCTGTTCCGGGTCGTCGTAGGACTTGAGGACGGCGAGCGCCTGGTCCATGTCCATCTGCACGGGCGCTTTGATGTGCAGTCGCTCGATGGCGGGCTGGCATGCCCAGTCGGAGGGGCCTTCGCGGGTGATCCGGTGGACTGGCTTGCCCAGGGTCACGAAAACGTCCAGAACGCTGTCATACCCCTGTTGTGCCAATTCGACCACGAGCATGCGCTGCGCTTCTCCATCGTTGCGGGCTAAGACGCTCAGAGTGGGGTTGCTGGTTCCCATCTTGACGTGGTCGTCGGTGTAGGCGCTGTACTCGTGGTCCTTGACTTCCGTGAGCGGGACGTGCTGGCTCAGGCGGGCATCCCACACGGTTTCCGTAAAGCGGGCCTTCTTCTTCGCCAAGCGCAGCAGGACGTCGGCGACTTCCGGGCGTTTCCAGGATTCTTTGGAATTGAGGGCTGCGCGGGCGGCTTGCGTGGCCAGTTCCAGGCTTTCGAGGTCGCGCGCGGTCACTTCGATGTCGGCTGCGTACCATTCTGACCAGTGCTTGTCCCAGGTGCCAGCCTTCTGCTCCTGGCCTTCCTCGATCCTGTTGGCCTGCCAGACGAGGGCAACCACGGGGTTGCCATACTCGGTGGTGCGAATCTCCAGGCGCAGGTGCGTGTACTTGTCCCATGCGCCTGGGTCTTCCACCAATACCGTGTAGAGGTAAGTTTGCTTGTTCACGTCAATCCTCCTGGGTTAGTGTCAGGATGGCGTTCCCCTGCTGTATCACCAGGGCCTGGGGTAGTCGCTTGCCAGGGCAACCCCTGGGGCAACCTTGCAGGTTCTGGTGATACAGCAGGGGGGGATGGTTGCTGGCGCTGTCCATCCCCCACTGCCTGGCTGTCTATCGCTCCCATCGGGTCAAGGCACTCATCTGCTTCCATGAGAGCGGGCGGCTGTACTTGCGCGCGTCGGGCGGGGTTTCGATGTATGAAACTACCTGGTCGCGCAGGCTCCGGCGGAAGTCGGAGCGGAAGTTCTGAACCGCGAGCAGTTTGGTCAGGGCGACTCGCTCCGTGGGGTTGTCTACGTAGAGCGCCAGGTATACTTGCCAATCCTGGGGCATGTCCTTCGCTCCCTTGATGGCCCATACGGTTTCCCACTGGCTGGCGTGCTGCGCATATTCATCACCCGTCATCCAGTCGGGGATTTCTACGGGCCTGACTTCCCACTTGTTCACCTGTACGGGTCGGAAATCGTCGGGCGAGAAGATGCAAGGCTTCTGTTCCGTCAGGTCTGCGGGGTCGGCGTCACCCTTCCACTCGCGTACAGGCGACTTCGGCGTGTACGTGAGTTCGCCATAGTGGCGGCAGAGAATCAGTACGGTCTTCATTGTCGAATCCTCCTGGGTATAGTATGCGCCTAGCCAGGCTAATCGGCCACTCGGCCTGGCCAGGCTACCACACGAACCATTGGACTGCTTGCCCGTCACCCGTCCATCCAGAGCGTGGTGGCTCTCGCGCGTCAATTCGCGCTTCCCATGCCCAGGTGACTTATAGGGCAGTTTACCGTGGCCTATTCTGCCCCAGGGCTTCCCTACCTTCAGCCCAGGCCAGGCCCTGGCCTGGGCTGAAGGTAAGGGGAGCGTCACTCTCCCCTTACCCTTCTTCTTGTCTAGTGGTCCAGTTGCAGGGCCAGGCGGGCCTTGCGAACTGCGCGGGTCAAGCGTGGCAGGTATCCTACCTGCAGGCGGTTCTGCGCAGGAAAGTCGTACTGTAGCGCGCTGATCACTTCCATTCCGAAATCTACGGCTGCGCTTTCCAGGGCGGCGAGCGCCTTGACCGCTTCGCTCTTGTCGCTCAGGGTGCCGCTGTCTGCGCCATCGGTTTCGTCAAGGAGGGGTTCGTTGCGCAGGGCCAGGCGGGCCTTGCGGACTGCCGTGATCAGGTTGGGCAGGTATCCTACCTGCAGGCGGGCCTGTGTGGTCGGGTCAAACTTCGTAACTTCGATCACTTCCAGACCAAAGTCTACAGTGGTACTCTCCAACTCCTTGAGCGCGTTGACCACTTCACTGTGGCTATAGACTGCGTCCATCGTTTGTTCCTCCTGGGTAGTGTCAGGGTTGCCCCTGCTGTAACCGCAATCCCTGAGTGGGGTTGCGGTTACAGCAGGGGAGGATTGTCGAATCCTCCACCTGGCTGCTGCTAGTACCCAAACGCGCGGGCCCAGCGCGTGACTCCGTACCACTGCGCTTTCGGTACGGTGTTGATGATCTTGTCGGCGATGGCGTCGAGCTTCTTCGCCAGGGCCAGGCGTTCGTTGTAATCGCCATTCAATCCGAAATCCGCCGTCATGGGCATGCAATGGTGGCGGTCGTCGGGTGAAACGCTGAAGGCTACCATCCGCCAAATGTAGGCGGTCTCTCCGCCTTCGGTGACCACCTTGCGTCCACCAAACTCGTCACGCTCGTCCGTTTCGGTGTATACAATCGTCGGCTTGCTTGCGCGCAAGCATCCGGTGTGGTGGTTTACAATCCCCTGGGCGAGTGCGTGTTCGTCGGCGGTCAAGTTGGCCTGGCTGAGGTCAATCGTCGGGTACGTCCGCCTTGCGGTCATTGTATCATTCCTCCTGGGGTTGAATTTATGCGGTAGTACCGCACCAGCAGTCTACCAGGTTTCTGGTCTGCTGCTGGTGGGGTATTACCCCTGCCGTCTTACCCTCTACTGCTTTTCTCCGCCAGGTCTTTTTCAGGTTTCCCTGTGTGGTCCAGGAGTTTCCCACCAACCTTGCGTTTCCCAGTCCAACCCTACCTTCCCAGGTTTTGGTTCGGCCAGTCTGCCGGATTCTCACCGTCGGGTCTTGGCTTTGAGCTTCGCTTTCAGGTTCCCCCTTGCTTAGTTACTCCCTGGGTTCGGGTTTTCCCGTTCTTCCCGTCCCTGCGCTTTGCGCCTGCCGTGGAGTTTGTCGCTAGAGCGTCCCTTTACTTGCTCTACTCGGCTAGTTTGTTCTGGTGCTACTCTGGCCAGGGCTTCCCCATCTGGTGGCCAGGCTCCCTGGGGGGCGGCTTCCCCCTTCGTGCTCCCTTACTGTCTATAATCATACCACGCCAAGGTGAACAACGGGTATAGGAACTCTTAAAAAACTACTAGAAAACCATTCCGACTTTATCGCCGCTTGCAGAGCATTCCGATTGCGGAGGCCGGCAGGGACATGGTTTGACGTCACCCGAGATCAGGCGAGCGGCTGGACTCCCCCACCCGGCCCAGGGCGGGCCTGGGGCCTGCGCGGGTCAGGGTTATCAGGCTGATTTGTCAATGCGGCAGTATTCGCATAGTCAAAGGGTTTCCCTTTTCTGGTGGGTGGGGCGATTCCTGCCCGTTTTGCACTGAATTGGCGTAAAGTAAAAAGTAAGACGAAAGTAAGACACTTCCCCAGGTGTCTTACCTTGCGCGGGAGGTCCGTCTCGCGCGCGGTCCGCCTCGCCCAGTAGTACCACGATACCTGTTGACATTGGCGCGCTTTTGCTGTATAATCTTCATCAGCAGTAGCGCAATCCTCCTGGGTCTGGTGAGCGTGCTGCGAGTGCTAAAGCCGGAGGAGGGTGCGGGCCCAGACTCCGGCGCGCAATCATCTGGTTCGTTTTCTTTTTGGGTTCGGGGCCCTGTGGGCAGGGGCGGATGGACTGGCGCTTCTCCTGGGCAGTTCGTCACCCTTGCCCACAGGGCAGTTACTGCGCTATATTTTACAATGCAGGTCCACCTGTGCGGGCCTGCGAGGTGATGGAAGGGCAGGAGCCAGGTACGCTGTCGACGTCGTCGTGAGGGCCACTGCAGGGTTCGGACTCCTGCCCTTCCATGATCAGAACATCCCCCACCCGGGCCCCAGGGCCTACGGATGGGGAATTGGCCCTGGAACACAGACACACGGGCTACCGGCGAACGGTTGCCCGTGTTTTGTTTGTGTGGAGGATGCGTGGCAGATCCAGAGTATGACCAGGTCCAGGTTCAGGCGCTGGTCGTGGAATGTGACCAGGCAATTACTACGCTTCAGCAGACATCGGCCAATCTCCGCAGGCGATTGGACTGCCTGGTGGCCAGTCAAACCCCACTTCCGTGGACGCGCGATCTACGGGCAACCATGCCCAAAAACCCGGCTTGTCCAGGAATCCTCAAGGGCGGCTGGTGGCGCAGGCAGGTTGCGGCCATCAGGACGGTATGTTTCCACCACACTCTTTCCCAATCCCCTGTAGACTTCGCCAAGTGGTACATCACCAAGGAGGGCGGTCGGCCTTCGACGTGTTATACCCTTTGGATTACGGAGACCGGCGAGACCATCCTATGTGGTGACCTGGAGGATGGGGTCTGGCACAATTTCCAGGGTCACGAGAATCTTGACTTGTCAGTTGGACTGGCGGGCAATCGGGCGGTCCTTGCTCCTTCGACGCTGCAGTTGAATGCGGCTGCACGGTTGGCGGCTTGGGCCATCAAATCTCCCCTGCTCCCCCTGATCACATCCCCCAAACAAATACTCGGTCACCAGGACTATCCCAAGTGTGGCGCTGGTGGCATCTATGCGACTGATTGCCCTGGGTGGCTGATGCCCCAAAGTGGAAAGTGGAAGGCTGCGCTATATGCGCGGTTGGATGCACTCTTGTTAGTATAGGAGGTGGCCATGGTGGGTTACATCCCCCTGCAGGGGAGTTGATCAGTCGGTGGGTTCGATTCCGTTCAGTCTATTCATGATGGAGGTGTTCGGTGAAACGTCAAACGGTTCGACTTCTGGTGTGTGTTCTGGTGATTGCCTTGCTGCTGCTTGTGGCGGTCCTTCCCGTGTTCGCTGCGGGGTCGGGTGCCGGCCTGCTGGCCCAAGAAGAACCACCAACCCTGAAGGACATGTTCATTGGCGGTGTCAACGTCTTGGCCCTGATCATCATCCTGGTCCAGATCGCCAAGGACTGGTTCGGGGCGAGCGGCAATACCCTGCGCATCATCTCCCTGATCCTGGGCATCGGGTTCGCCATACTGTGGCAATCCACCATCGGCTTCCCGACCGACATCGCGGGATGGGTGATCTGTATCGTCCGTTTGCTCTACGGCGTGCTGGCCAGTGGCATTGTGGACTTCACCCGAGACGTGGCGAGCAGGGCAGGCTCCAAGGCAATCGAGGCCATCGTCAAGCGGGCGCAGGCAAACTCCGGCTGACGCTGACCGGCTAACCCGTGGGGCTAACCGATGCCGTACAAGATAGGGAAGCGGGGGCCTGAGTTCTGTGTACTCAAGGGCTCCGGCCAGGTGGTCAAATGCCATCCTACCTACCAGAAGGCTTTGGCACACCTACGGGCGCTAGAGGTTAACGTGGAGGATGCGGTCATGGATGGGTTCAGTGGTGGCCATGTCATTGACCAGGGCCTGTTCCTGGATTTGCTCTCAGATCCTGCCATCGGTCAGCGGGTGTTGGCAGGGGAGCCAGTCGTTATCATCCCCAGGGGCCCGTTTGTGCGGGGCGGGGTCACCCGTGACATCACGGATGCGGTAGTCGGGCAGTTCGTCGGAAACTGGGAACATCGCCTCGACCGGGGTATCCGGCGCAGGCAGTTGGCCGTCGACACCGACCACGATGGTCGGGCGGTCGGCTGGTTCACCAACGTGCTTCCCATGGATGGTGGGGTCGGGGCGGCCTTCCGGTGGAATCGGAAGGGGCGCGAGGCGCTTCAAGAAGCAGAGTACGCATACTTCAGTCCCACCATCTACTGGTGGCAGGAGGATGCAAAGGGAGAGGCGGTCGAGAATCAGTTGGGCGGTGGGGCGATGACCAACTATCCCTTTTTCGGCGAGGCGACTGCGCTTTACTCCATGCAATCCGTGGCCATCCCAGGTGGCGGGGCGGTGTGGTATGCGATCACGAAGAGCGAGGGCGGGGTCGAGTACCCTGCTCGTGCATACCTGGTCGTCGAGAACTCCGAGAAACCCGCTACCTGGCACTTGCGGGTCTACTCCCTGAAAGACGGCAAACTGGTACTGGATCATGGGTTGATGGGCGCTGCCAAAGCGGCGCTTACTTCACCCGGTGGCCACAGGGGTCGGAAGTACGAGGGCCCTGGCAAGCAGGAGGCTACCGGCAAACTCAAGGCTCTATACGAGAGCGAGGGCCTTGATTGGAATCGAGACGCTGGAGGTGACGATATGTCTGGACAATCTGGCGAGGGTCTGCCCACTTTGCTTCAGCAGGTGGTAGACTTCTTCTCGCGTAGTGGCGGGACTCCGCCACAAACCACTCCCGGTGCCGGCCCAGGCGCTGGCACTGGCGGTGTCGTATTGGATGAGGCGACACGTCAGCAGTTGGCCCAGGTGGCTACCCTGAGCACGCAGGTGGCTACCCTGACCACGGAGCGTGACACGTTCGCCTCGCGGGTGCAGGCGCTGGAGCAATCCCTGGCCGTGACCGAGGGCGCGCGGATGCTGGAGCGGTTCACTCAGATGGCGCGCGAGCAATTCGGCCATCTGCCCTGCGCCACTGGTGACCTGGCTGCTCATCTGGCCTGGCTCTATCGGGCGGACTCCGAACAGAACCAACCCCATGCGGCGTTCTTCTCTACCCTGCTTGCCAATGCGGATGCCCAATTCGTGCAGACATTCCGTGAGCGTGGCCACACAGGGACGCAGGGCGGGTCGGCGCTGGAGCGCGTGCAAACGGCGGTCACGGCCTTCATGAAGGAGCATCAGGGCGTGACCTATGAGAGCGCGCTGTCGGAAGTCTTCCGGCTACAGCCTGACCTGTATGCGCTGTACAACCAGGAGCGGGAGGTGTCACAATGACCGCTGTTGCGCAGGGCGCTGAGGTTCGCAGGTCTTTCGAGGCAGGCGAGGCGCTGACGAGTTATCAGTGGCACTTAGTGAAGTTCTCCGCTGGCAAACTCGTGCACATCGCTGCTGCCACTGACGTTCCTGCTGGCGTGCTGCAGGAGGCAGTCGCTTCCGGGCGGCAGGCAGAGATCGTCGTTACAGGGCCAACCTTGATCAAGTCGGCTGGTTCGCTTTCGGTGGGTGACCTGATTGGCCCAAGCGCAAACGGGCGCGCGGATGGCAAGACTCCGGGTACGGATACCACGGAGTATGTCGCGGGCACAGTCTGGTCGGCTGCCGGTGGCGGTGACCAGTTGATTGAGGCTGTCGTCGACTGCGCTGCTCCCCACAGGGCATCGTAGTCGGCAGGGAGGAATGCAACAATGCCTATGGATTCCCCTGGGAGCGGGGATGTCCACGTGGATATCCTTCTGACCAATATGTCGGTGGGGTTCAAGAACCTGGTCTACATCGCGGGAGACATGTTCCCCACGGTCTTGGTCATCAAACGGTCGGACATCGTGCCAAGGTATACAAAGTCTGCATGGTTCCGTGACGAGGCGCGAGAACTGACTGAGCGCGAGGCTCCACCCGTGATTGGCTACGGGGTCGACGTGACCGATACATACTTCTGCCGGGAGTATGGAATCGGGCACTTCATTGGAGATGCGCGCAAGGCAAACACCGATTTGCCCTTCGATGCAGATCGGGATGGGACTGCCCTGGTGACCGACAAGATGCTCATGAAGGAAGAGCGGTTGTGGGTCACCAACTTCTGGAAGACCGGCGTCTGGGGTACGGACAAGACGGGCAACGTCGACTTCGTCAAGTGGTCGTCCTATGCTACGAGCAACCCCATCCTTGACCTGCGCGGGTTCGGGCGAACCATCCGGCGTGGTTTGGGGGGCCTGACTCCCAATACGTTGACGTTGGGCGATCTTACCTTCGACATGCTGGCCGACCACCCAGTCATCCTCGATCGCGTGAAGTATGGCGCAGGGTCGGCGGAGCCGGCGATGGTGACTCCCAACCTGATTGCTCAACTTCTCGGCCTGGCGCGCGTGAAGGTTGGCTTGTCCATGTACACGGCCAGTCCACAGGGTACGGTGGAGGGGTCGGTGGTCTACACGCCAAACTGGGACGACGATGCGTGGTTGGGGTACGTTGCGCCTAACCCTGGCCTGTTCGTGCCATCGGCGGGGTACAACTTCGCCTGGAAGACGGCTTTCGGCGGGCCCAGATACATCAAGCGCCGGCGCGATCCGCAGTCTGACAAAGGCGAGTTGATTGAGTGCTTCGCCTTCTACCAGCAGAAGGCGATCGCCGTTGACGCGGGCCTGTTCATTTCGGATGCGGTGGACTAGGAGGTGCGATGCCTGATCCTGGTTCCACTGTCAACGTTGTGAAGGGGGCCTGGGTTACTGCAGGCAGGGACTTCCGGTATGACGATGGCGAGATCGGCGAGGTGGTACTGGGCCAGGTGTTCCAGGTCCAGGGGCACCCGAACGATGCTCTGCTGATCAAACACAGCATGCTGGCCTTGCTGGAGCCACAACCGAAAAAGGCGGCGCTGGACGAGATGCCCGTTTGCGGGGCCTGTGGTCGGCGCTTCCTGCTGGAGTGGCAGAGAGATCGCTGCGGGCAGGCTCACGAGATGCCTGCCGAGGAGCGGGAGGCTGAGCGGCGAGAGGCTGTTCATCGTCGTACCGCGGAGGCCATGGGCCTGTCGGGCATGATCCAGGTCGGCGCGTAGTCGGCGCGCAAGTGAACCAAGCGGGAGGTTTTCGTATGTTGAACAACAAGTACATCCATGCGTGCTTGTCCCTACTGGCTGCCATCCTGGTGCTGGTGAGTGTGGCTGTTGTGGTCCACATCAGTCAACCCGGCGAGGCGGATGCGCAGACGGTCCAGGGTTACAGCCTGGTCACCCTGTTCGATGGGGGCGATGCATACACGTCCACCCAATACTCCGGGCCAGTGTTGGGCGGGTACTTCAGTCACGTCCAGGTCCAGATGGCTACCACTGCGATTACGTCTGCCCACACGCTCTCCGTCACTCCCCAATTCTCGAATGAGATGGTGGCCTGCGGGGCCATCACGGACTGGTTCGATGGGGCGGTGGTCCAGGTCTATGCAGATTATGCATCCACATCTACCGCAGATCTATACGCTGAAGCAGGGACGACTGAGACTATCACTTCGACGACCACTCTGGCGACTTCCTCGAACGGTCTGGCACTTGGGTCGGTTTCGATGCTGTTCCGGTTGGAGGGCGCTGCACCATCGGCGGTCGGGCGTGACTTCCCCATCCTGGGGCAGTGCATGCGTTTCAAGCTCGAATCGTCAGGGTCGGACATCGTCTATACCCCTACCCTCTACGCGCGACTCATCAACGACTGACGATACTGCTGGCCTGACTTGTCAAGGCAATAGGTGACGCGATGGCACTGACAGATCTGGAGCGGCTGAGGCTGAAGGTCGCAGATCGTCCGCGTTCGCTGCTGAACGATCCGGTCGGCGTGGGGGATGGCGAGAGCGTGCAGCTTCGCGTTCGAATCGCTCCTGTCGTGGAGGACTCGGACGTCGTGCTGGTCGGGGGCGTAGTCCAAGAGCGGGATGAAGATTATACAATCTCCCTGGCTACAGGTACACTTACCTTTGCGACTGCTCCCGAATCTGGTGATGCCATCGTTGCGGGTTACTCGTGGGTGGCGTTTTCGGATGACGAGCTGCAAGACGTTCTTGACCGTTTCCCTGCTATCGACTCCGCTGCGCTTGAGGTCATCACCTGGCTGCTGGCCGATGCTGACCGGTTCCTGAAGTACACGTTCGGCCAGGAATCCGTCGACCGGTCGAGCGCGCGCGAGGCGCTGCAATATCTCCAGGAGCGGTTGGGTGAGCTCGGCGGGGCTCCGGTGGGCCTAGTCAAAGCGGATACGGTGGCGCGTGAAGATCTAATGGCGCCATTCATCACGTCGGCGGAGGTTTCGCCGTAATGCCCACAGTGTTACCTGTTGGCCTGATGGCGGCTACGGTGAGCGCCATTACCCTTGACAATTTCGTAGAGGTGCAGGTCTGGCGGTCGGTCGCGGGTGAAGACACGCTCGTGGCTACCCTCCAGACCAGAATTGCTGCGACGTCACGGGCTGTGCAGGGACGTGACGCGGGGTCGGTGCAGGGGGCGGTTTCGCCACAGTACTACGTCATGGCCTTCTCCTGCTCCGTCGACGTGCAGACTCAGGACGAGGTCTGGACTGGTGGGGTTCGTTACCGGGTCGTGGGTATGGATGAACTTCCCCATGAGTGCCAGGCTATTCTCCTGATGCTCCAGTGAGGAGGGCGCGATGGCGAATATACACGTGGTCGTTTCGGTACGGGACGAGGTGCGGCTGGACTCCCTGATTCCGGAGGAGCATTTCGGCGGGGGGTACTTCGTGACCAATCGGATCATGGGGGTTCCGTCGTTCACAGTTGGGGCCCGGGTGACGATTGGCGATGCCGAGATCGGGGAGATCGTGGCCATCAGCCAGGCGGCCCTGGATGACCGGTGGGAGGTCCACTACACCACACTCGCCGAGATTGCCATACCTGCCGAGGCTGAGGTGGTGCCGGCCAAACGTCAGCGGGTCCGCAAACCGAGAGCGGCTGCTTCCCCTGCCGGGCCTGTTCTGACCGAGGCTGAGGCTGAGGCTGATGCTCGTCTGGCCCTTGCGATGCTGGCCAGCATGGAAGGTGCGGGCGGAGATCCGGACGCGGGTGGCCATGAAGACCAAAGCTGACCGCGATCGGCAAAGACCTGATGAGTTGCGGGTAGTCGTATTTATCTCCATGGACATGGGGGGCAGGCTCCAGGCGGCATGCGAATCGCCTACGTTGTCCTTGCATGTGTCACCCGAGGCGGTCCAGAATCTGCTCCGCCTCGTGGGCGAGTTCCTGGGGCAGGCTGGTCTCGAGGACAGGGTCCGTGAGGCTGCTCCCGATACCAGTCTGGAGAGGTTTGCCTAGTGAGCAATGGCGAGGGTGAAGGCGAGGGTGAGGGCGAGGGCCTGACGGCTTACAATGACCTGGCTTCCTGGGCGCTGGCCACACTGCGCGATACGGATGCGGTCTGCGATCTTGTGGTCGGTGGGGATGACGGGGTCATTGAAACCGGCCAGTTGACGTCACAGATGCTGCAGGCTGCGCAGGCAACCCGGCGTGAAGACGAGGAATGCGCCAGTCAGGTGCTGGCCATCTTGGTTTGGGATTTGGGCGAGAGTGGCGATGTACGGGAGCGGGTCGCTTCTTTCGCTGTTCTGGTGTACGACCGTGGGAAAGGGTACGCTAACATCAGGGGTGCGCGCGAGGCGGTGGTGCAGGCGCTGGTTGGCCAGAACGTGCTACTGGTTCGCGGGGCAATGGTTCCCAGTGTGCGTTTCGATGGTCGGAGTGGACATTGGAATGTGGAGGAGTTCGACATTGACGCGGAACGTGTCAACTTCTCCGGTCGGCTTGTGGCCGAACTTGACGAGTACATGTAACTAGGAGGTTTTGCTATGCCAGCAACGACACGGGCTTCGGGTGCCGGTTTCAGGCACTTGCGGGTTTACTCGCTAGACAGTAATGGGTTTGGGGTTGTGCCAACCCCAGGGGCGGCAGGGTACGATGGCCTGCAGGTGGCCGTCGCTAAGGCGATGACGCTGACCATTCCGGATGCGCAGATCATTTCCCATACCGGTGACGACCGGGTTTCCCAGATTGACCTGCTTCCCCCTACGGAGGGGGTTGCGGGCGAGATCAGGACAGGGCGCACAGATCTGACGCTCGATGCTCTCCTGAGCAACACCAAGGTGCGGGCGCTGGCTTCGATGCAGGCGGGCGCGATGGCCACTGACCAGCAGGGCATGGAGCCGGACTTCTGCGTGCTGGCCTATCGCCAGGCGGTGGATGCAGACCTGACGTCGGCCAACAAGGGCCAGAGAAACTGGTTGTGGGTACTGCTCTCCAAGGCGCTGATCTTCGCCAAGTGGGGGGCCATGGAAGAGGGCGGCGCTGACGAAAACACATACACGCTGCAACCGCGTGTCTTCAGCAAGTACCCATGGGGCATCCAGTTTACCCTGGCAGACGATGGCTATCTGGAGACGCAGGTACTGCGTGGGATTTCGCGCTATCGCCCGCATCTGGCCTACTGGGAAGGGACGGGGGCGGTCGTGGAGTTCCTGTTCACCACAGGCTTCCATGGGCCTGCCGATGCGGAAGATCGCTGCAAGGTGTACATCTGGACGATCGCCGATGGCCTGGTGGAGGACGTGACGGCGGCTGTCACCATCGCGGACGATGGCATCACCTTCGACGTCGCTCCCCTTGCTGGCGATATCGTCATTGCCCTTTACGAGATCGCGGACGTCCAGACGGTGACACCATAACGCCATGCAGACAAAGACGGTCGAGTATCAAGACGGGGACAGGGCTTACCGGCTGGTTGTGACCGAGGCAACTGCGCTGGTTGGGTTGAAGCGGACTCTCCTGCGCGGGTCGGGCATGGCCTGGGCCAGGCAATACCGCACTGGTGGCCCTGCCCCTGTTGATGCCCCAGGAGGCGCGGATGCGGAAGGTGCGACACAGACGGCGGAAGTTGCGGGAGTTGCGGAAGAAGAGGCGGGCGAGGCAGGAGGAGAAGGGGAAGGGGCAAAATCAGACGGGCGAGATCCGCTGACGGTTTCGGCGGCATGCATCATGGCCCAGGTGATCTACCCTGACCTTGTCGCGGCTACTACGGAGAGCGAGGGCCTGGACGTGGGACGTCTGGCCATCGAGGAGTTCCTGGGGCTGGATGAGCGGCTGGTCGGGGCGTGGGAAGAGGCAGTGTATGACCTAAATCCCCACTGGCTTCCCGGCGCTGGAGATGCGCAGGAAAAAAAAGCCTAGATGCCCACCAGCAACAGATTAGGGTTTGGCTAATCGAGTACAATCGCCAACTGGAACAATCCGCCGATGCGGGGATGCTGGAGGAGGATGCATCCTGGGAGTTGACCAAACCTGAAATGTCGTTCCTCCTGTGGAAGTTGGGGAGGCGCTTCGACTGGCAAATCCCGCTGTTCGATGGGGGGTTGGTAGACTGGCCTGACTGGTTCCTGCACGATCTTGCGATCCTGGAATGGCTGAACCGCATGATCAGGCGGGACATGGGCCTGGACAAAAAGTAGGGGGTGCGCGATGGTGGTGTCGACAGTTCCAGATATGCGGCCAGGTGTGCTGCTGGCTCACCCGGAATACCATGGGCCACTCTACCTGGGGACGCTGGCCAGTCCAGACTCTGCGGCGCTGACGGCTGCGTGGCTTGCGGTATCGGGTCGGGTGGTTGCCCTGGGCGACCACGTCACTTACTTGAACAGCGGGGACTCGAAGTACTATCTGAAAGTGTTTGTCACGGACTGGCAAACCATAGCGGCTACGTAGGAAGGCGGGCGGGTCTTGATGCCCCTACCCTACGGGGCGCATGTACTTATGTCGGCGAGGGGGGCCTTCCTTCCTCGCCGTTCGTCGTAGAGGAGCATCATGCCAAAAGTGGGTACTGAAGATCAGGCTTGGGCGGTTGCTCTATCTGCCCTACAAAAAACCCTCGATGGGGTCCAGGGGGCAATCGACCAATTCCGTCAGCAGGTGCAGGTCGGGTTCAATACCCTGCAGATGGGCGTCAACGCGCTGTCTTTGCAGGTTGGGCAGATCAATGGGCGGGTCCGTCACGTGGAGGACAGAACGGGTGATCATTCCCAGACGCTGGCCGATCTGACCGGGCAGGTGGCTGCGCACATGGCCAAAATCGCCGAGTTGGATGCCATCCTGCAGATGCAGGAGCGGTGGCGGCAGGCAGATCGGCTGGATGCCCAGGTCGACCAGAAAGAGTTGAAGGAGGGCCAGTCCAAACTCTGGAGCCGGCTTTGGGAGGTGTCAAAGATGGTCTTCAGGGTGACCGAGGGCCTGGCCGTCATGGCGGCTGTTCTGAAGTTCGCGGGGGTTTGGTGATGGGGATTCCGTTTTCCTTTGGCCTGGCTAATTCCTCGCAGAGCGCATGGGCCAGGATGTGGGTGGCCCTGGGCGAGATCGGCGAGTTGGGAAAACGCGAGACGGAGATCGTAGCGGATACCGGTCGGCGTGGTATCGCGCGGAATTTCGAGCGCGAACGCTCTCCGGAGGGCGTTCCGTGGGTTCCCCTGGCGAAGCGGACGCAGGAGGAGCGCAAACGGGGCATTGATGCGCGCGGGGTTCCGTTCCGGGTGGCTCCGCTTCATCCCATCCTACAGCGAACGCGGGACTTGCTCCTGTCCTTCACAGATCCTCGCCATCCCAGGAACATCACCGAGGTCGACCGCGAAATAGGCGCCACTCTCATTACGCTGAGCGCGGAGGACGATCCGAAAACGCCCAATCGCATTGCTACCTTGCATGCAGGCGGGACGGTCCAGAGCGCGCAGGCGCAGTTGGCCTTTGGGCCTGGCTGGACGACCGGCCTGGCTCCCAGGGGCGCGTGGGTTCCTCCACGGCCGTTCGTGGGTTTGTCCCAGGATGCGCTGGCGCAGGTAAACGAGCAGGTAGTGCGGGTGCTGCACCAGAGGCTGGAGAGGTTGTAGTTGTAGGAGGTTCCGATGGACACGGAAGGATCAGAACTGTTTACGGTGAGCATTACTCTGAGGGTACGTGACCAGGCTGCTGCCATCGATCTACTGGCCGACATCCTGCGGCAGATCAAATCGGGCGCGATCAAGACCGAGGGCTTTGACCTGGACTGCTACGCTTCTATGGAGGTTCAGGGGGACATCGCCCAGTGGGCCACTCCCCTGCCGGAGGTGGACGGTGAAAGTTAGCGAGACAAAAACGGTCACCATTGCCAAAGACGGGGCGCTGTCTGGCGCGTTCGATGCACGGGCATTGACCGAGATTTGGCTTGTTACTCCGGCGGCGTGGACGGCTGCAGTCTTGGGGTTCCAGGTCTGCCCTACGGTGGACGGGACGTTCGCTCCCCTGTACGACTCGGCTGGTGTGCTGGTCGGTGAAACCCTGGCGATTTCGGCGACACAACCTGTTCCTGCCGGGGTTGTGGGTGCCGGCTTCGTCAAACTCTGGAGCCGAGATGGTGCAGGGGCAAACATCGGCCAGGTGGCTGCGCGGACGTTCACGGTGGTCATGCGAGGGGGATGACGATGCGCTATTACGAGACGCACACACTGGCCATCGCCGAGGGCGAGGCGCTGTCTGGCATCCTGGATGTGCGGAGGGTGTCAGAGGTCTGGCTGCTGATGCCTGCCGAGTGGACGGCTGCAGTTCTTGGGGTCAAGGTTGCTCCTGCGGTGGACGGGACATTCGTTCCCCTGTGCGACACGGCTGGTGACCGGGTCGGGTTCGTGGTCCAGGTGGATGGGGTCCAGGTGGCTCCGGTCAGTCTGGCTGGTGCCGGCTTCATGAAACTCTGGAGCAATACGGCTGGAGTAGACGAGGCGCAGGAGTTGGAGCGGGTCTTCACGGTGATGCTGCGGGCAGAGGTCTAAAGGGGGTCCGGATGGACGACAAATCTACGCAGGGCCTGTTTACTGAGCGCGACTTGACACTGGTCGAGAATTGCCAGGTGTATGCTGCGGGCAATCCTGGCAGGCTACCTGGCCATGCCTTGATGCTGGTCGTGGCTAAAATCGCGCGGTTGGTGAATCACATGGCCACACTCCTGACTCCAGAGGAGATCCAGGAGTGCATGGCGTTCTTCGTGGGTTCCCCCCCCACCCGATGGAGAGATGGAGTTCGGGCTGCGGGTTCCCGTGGGTCACAAAACGTACCCTGACGCGGTGGAATCGCCAGCATAGTCGTGCTGACTTGTCAACCTGATAGGTGGGTATGGCCGAGCGTTATGAAATAAAAATCTCCATAGACGGGCGAGAGGCGGAGGGGGAGGCCAAGAGGCTCCGCCAGGTAATCGAGGAGCAGATTACCGGTGCCGGCGCGATCCAGTTCGACGTTTCTGGCCTGGAGCGGCTGCTGGCTGCCAAAGGTTCCCAGGTGGCCATCCAGGGCATGGTGCAGATCACTGGCCTTGATCAGGCAGAGACGGCTTTGCGGCTGCTCCAGGAGCAGGCTGCTCAGCGAATCCTCATCCAGGGGTCGGTGGATATCCAGGGCCTGACTCGGGCCCAGGAGCAGATGCGGGCTATGCACGAGGACGCTGGCGCGTTGGGGCGGTCCATCGCCAGTGGGTTGGGGCGGACGTGGGTCAGCCTGGAAGAGAAACTCAGTACCCTCCAGGGCCAGATCACGGGCCTGGTACGGGTCGGGCAGGCTTCCCACATCGCTCCCGATCTGCTGGAGGGCATGCCTGAACTCGAGCAGGCGCTGTCCAGCCAGGATAAACGGACGCTCGATCTATCCCTGCGCATGCAGGAGTTGCAGGCGCGCATCACCCAGTTGAATCAAGCGTTCGCCGAGTTGGGGTCGGTGAAGGTGCAACCCCTGGGGGGCGGTGGCCTGCGGACGCTCTCCGAAATGTTCAAGGGGTTAGAGGAACCGTACCATCGGGATAAGATCCGCAAGATGGTACAGGGCATCGACGAGGAGTTGGCTCCGCTGGAGAAGATACTCAGTCAGCGGATGGATGAGGCGGCTGCTGCTGCGCGTGCACGGGCAGGTCCGCTGGCCGAGGCGGTTGCTCAGGTGCGGGCGGAGTTGGAGGCCAAACTCGCCGAGAAACCGGGGACAATCACATCCATGACCGGCGCTATCACGGAAGAGGAAAAAGCCTGGGAGGCGGGCTTCGCCGAGTTAGAGCAAAAGTACATGGCGCTGACTCAAGAGTATGATGCGGTTCGCTCCCAGGCGATGACCGGCGATGCCGAAGACCTGAAGAACCAGATGGCGCTTCGGCGTTCGCAGTTGACTCAACCCCTGCGCGAAGAGTTCCAATTCTGGCGAGAATGGTCTACGGGGTCGGTGGAGCAAATCTCCGCAGATTTGAGGGCTGCCGGGCAAAGTGCGGCTGCACAGGCGCTTCAGGAGATGCAGGGCATCTTCGAAGAGCGCAAGCGGCTGCAGACACAGTTTAAGCGCGCGTTCGGTGGGTTGGCGAAGGGCGGCGAGGTCGAGTTGCCCAAAGAGGCGCAGGGGACGATGGTGGACTTTATCACTGCCGAGCGTTCCCTGGAGCAGGTGGCGGGCCAAACCACGGGGATTCTGGAGGGACAGCGAACGACCATCCAGGGCCTGGTCAGGGTCATGGACGAGGCGGCGCTGGCTGCTGCCGGCCTGGGGAAAACCGAGCGGTTCGCGCTGGCGCAGATGGAGGCGGTCGGCAGGCGCGAGATCCGGGCGGAAACGAAGACGGGGGTTCCCCTGGAGGATGCGGCTGCGCAGGTGACCGAGATCATGGCCAGGCTCACGGTCGAGGCGCAGAAACTCCATGCGGGTATCACTGCGGCGATGGAGGGTGAGCAGGCTCGCCAGGCTGCAGAGAAATCCGGGCGGGGTATCGTCGGGGTTTGGGAGTGGGTGCGCGAGCGGCTGGTCGGGCACTCGATCATTCCCGAAATGGTCCAGGAGATCCAAGTCTGGCTTGCGTCCATTGGCCAGCAGGATGTGTTCTCGTCCGTGGCCAGCCAGGGCGAGGGGGCGGCTGACCGGCTGGTGCGGGCCTTCTCGCAGATCGCTTCTGCCTTCCCTGCTGAACAGGTTGCGGGACAGATCCGTGTACTGCAACAGGAAATCTCGGCGCTGGAGGGCCAGTTCATGGAGGCTTCTGTGCGCGGGTCGGAGGCTTCCGAGCGGTATCGCCTGGGCTTCGAAGAGGCGGCTAACGAGGTTCGACGCGTTCTTGGGGAATCGGCGGAGATCGAGGGCAAACTGGCCCAGGGCATGCTCCCGGCGGGGTTCAAGGTCGGCGCTGGCGAGAGCATCTGGCAGAAAGGCGAGGGTGAGGCCAGAGCGCGGTACGGCGAGACGGCTGCCGAGGGTGACCGGTGGTATCAGGCGCTGCGATCGAACATCGAGGAGATTGGACGACAAGACCAGGCGGAGATGGATCGCCTCGCCAACGCTATCGTCCAGAAACAGGCGCAGGTTGCGGCGCTGCAGCATGCCCAGTTGGTGCAACAGGCTGAGGCGTATGAACGCATTCTGGCCCAATCTCCCCCTGCCGATCCTGGCGAGCGCCAGGCGCTGGCCGACCAATTGGCGGCGACTTACAATCAGATCGGGGTCTCTGAGGATGCCCTACTGCGGGCGGCTGACCAGGTGGGTGAATCGGTGGCGCTGGAGGCTCAGCGTCAAACCGAGCGCATCCAGGAGGAGGCGCGTGAGTTCGTGACCGGTGGGGAGGGCCAGGCACTGTTGGGGGCGGCAAAGGCTGAGGTGGCCGAGCGGTCTCAGGCTGCGCGAGCGCAGGCTGAGACGATTATCGCCGAGGCGCGTGCTGCTACCGAGGCGCAGATCCAGGAGGAGAAGCGGCTGACGGCGGAGACGGTAGCAGAGACTAAGGTCAGGGTAGCGCAGAAAACCGAGGCGGCTGACCGTGTTACCATCAGGGCGCAGGCTGCGCGCGAGGTGGAAGTTCTGGGCGCGAAGGCTGCGGTGGCGGCTGTAACCGAGGCGGAGAAGCGGACGACCGCCTTGACCAAGGCGCAGATCCAGGATCAAACCCGGCTGATAAAGGAGAAAGAGCGGGCACTGGCGCTGGAGGGCCAGGCGCGTCAGATGGCCGCTCAGTTGGGCATTCAGTGGGACACGTACATCCAGAAGGCTATCGAGGCGGGTGTTCCTCTGCAGACTATCGTCGGTACGCTTCAGCGAATCGCCAAGGAGCAGGGGGCAGTCAATACAGCCACAGGGCGGTATGCGGCTTCTACCAAGGGCGCCTTCGGGGCTTTGGGGCAGTACGGGCGCGAACTGTCCAGGGCGCGCATGGAATCCCATGGCCTGTTCATGGTCATGGGGGATATCTCCAATATCACTCGAACCATCCAGTACACATCGGCTGCGCTGGCGGGATCGCTCACGATGGCGGCTAAGTCTTACCTGGAGTTGTCCAGGCAGACCGACATCGCCTCGCGGTCGCTCTTGCTCAATCAGGAATTGACCGAGGACATGCGCGGGGCGGTAATCGATATGTCGTCGGAGTTGGCGCTGATTGATCCGCAGCAGACCGCGGAGGCGGTCACGGTTTGGGCGCAGGCTACCGGCCAGCAGGTGACCAGTCAGGAGGAGTTGAATCGCCTTCTGGAGGAGACAATCCCCATCCAGCAGTTGGCGGTCCTAACGCAAACCCAGGCGGCTGCTGTGACGGATGGGACGGCGGCTGCGCTGCGGCAATACGGGCTCCGCCTAGATGAGACTAACCGAGTGACCGCGATCTTCGCCAAGATTGCGGACGACACCCTGGCCACTGTGGAGGACATGTCCCAGGCGTTCAAGTTCGTGGGTCCGCAGGCGCATACGATGGGGGAAGAGATCGAGGATACGGCTGCAGTCCTTGGCATCATGGCCAATGAGAACATCCGGGGTTCCCAGGCGGGTCGGGCGTACCGCCAGATGCTGCTGTCGCTCGTCGAACCAACCCAAAAGACCAGGGATGCGCTGATGCAGGCGTTCGGGACTGAACAGCCATTCTATACCGCGGAGGGGACGTTCGTGGGCCTGACGCAGGTAATTGACATGCTGGCGGCTGCTTCGGAAAATGCTACCGAACAGCAACGTGAAGAGCTGCTTGCGACTATGTTCACGGCCAATGCCATGCCTGCAGTCGTGGCGCTGGTCAATCAGCAGATCGAGGCGCGAAAGAAAGGTATCAACATCGTCAGGGCTGAATCGAAACTCCTGGCGGGTACGGTGGACGCGGAGGTCGAGGCTTACGCGCAGTTGCGGCTGGAGACGGAGGGTGTTTCAATCTCCATGATGGGCGCGATGGACTTGTGGAACAAACAACTGGGGGACTGGGAGCAGTCGGACGTCTACCGGGTCCAGCAGGCGGAGATGCGGTGGAAAGCCTTCTGGTTGAAGATCGGCGAGAGTGCGCTGAACTTCGCTATCCCCTACATCACAAAGGGCGCTGAAATCCTGAAGGAAGTCACGGGCATAGTTTCGGCCCATCCAGAACTTGGGACGTTGGTCGCGGTGGCTGCTGGTGGAACGATCGCTGCGACTCTCCTGCGGACGGTCATTTCGGGCATGCGCTTGGTCACCAGCATCAATACCATGGGGACTGCCCTTCAACGAACGATGGCGGCGCAGGGGACTGCGGGGACGCAGTTCCAGGGCCAGGTAGTGGCGGCAGGCGAGCGGTTCGCGGCTATCGTGGCGGGGGCGGCTAACCAGGCGGCTGGTACAGAGGTCGTGGGGGCGACTGAGGAGACGGCTATCGAGAAGGCGGGGGCGGTCGAGGAGGTGGCCATCGAGAAGACCGGGGCGGCTACGTTTGCCAGTACGGCGGCCAGCCTTCTCGGTCGGGCGCTGCTGGCCTATGGCGTGGGCGAGGCACTGTCACGAGGCCTGACGGGCCAGGGCCTGGCGGGCTGGTTCACGACCGCTGAGGGCGAGGCTGCTGGCCAGGCGCGTGCTGCCGGCCTGGCGGATCAGACCAAGGTGGAGATGGAGGCTGCGCTGGCCCAGGTGCGCGCGGACATGGAGACGGTCTCGAGGTACGCTTCCGAGACCACGGGCCTGGTCGAGTTCTACGGTGGCCAGTTGGAGTTGTTGTTCGGCCAGACCATCAAACCAGAAGATTACGCGCGGATGGTCGAGTTGATGGGCGGGCGGACGCAAACTTTGAGCGCGACTGCAGTCACTGACAAACTCGCAGAATTGCGGACGACCGAGCAGGCGCTGGAGGATGCGCTGGTGGCCATCGATACCGAGGCGGGTGCGGCTGAGGATGCTGCCGGGGCGACTGACAAGTTGTCGACTGCCCTGTTCAAACTACCTGCTGCGCTGACGCAGGTCGAGCAGTTGACGGACGAGGAATCGAAGGCGGTCGAGTTATACGTGGAATTGCTCAAGAAGCAGACGGAGGAGACGACTCGCTTTAACGATGCCCTGGCGGCTGCGCTGACGTCCATGCAGGATGACCTGGCGAAGTTGGAGGCTGATTACAACGAGCGGGCGGCGAAGGCAAACGCGCAGTTCGAGGCGGAGCAGTCGGATGCCGAGCGCCAGTACCATCGCCAACGACAGCGGGAGTTGGCCGACCATCTGATCCAGATGGGGCGAATGGAGGAAGACCACCTGCTGCGGATGGATGATCTGGCGCGTGCACGGGACGCGATGGGCATGCTCCAGGAGCAGGAATCCTACGGGGTCCAGAGGTCGCGCGCGGAGGAGGACTTCGCTCGTCGGCAGGAACAGGCGGGGGCGGACTTCACGGAATCGCAGGCTGAACGGGCCAGGCAGCATGCGGCTGAGATGGCCGACATGCGGGTGCAATACGAAACCCAAAAGGCGGAGCGCCTCGCCCAGTACCAGGAGCAGGTCGAGAAACTCGCGGCTGAACATCAGGCTACGATGGATAGGCTTGACAAGGAATACTTCGACAAGATCAATGCTGAGTTGCGGTACTTCCAGCAAAGTCAGTTGATCCAGGCTCAGTACCAGGCGGCGATGCTCAAGGATGCGCAGACCTGGTTGGCGTCCAAGCGCAGGCTCTGGCAGGACTTTGTCCAGAACCTGCCCGTTCCAAATAGGACTTACCCTGTGAAGGGCAGGCAGGCGGGGGGCTATATTCACGACACCGATGCATACCGGATGCATCGAGGCGAATTTGTGCTTGCCCCTGGCACTACTCGTGCACTCGAGCAGGGCCTGGGTCCGCTTACCCAGTCGCGGCTGGTCGAGGGGGCGATGGGCAGTCGGGCTGTCCAAACTACCCAGGCGCTTCACCTGGTGCAGCAGTTCGAGTTCCATGGGGGTTTCTCCGATGCCGAGCGGCAGTGGTTCCGGGGCGTTGCGGCTGAACAGGCAAAGGCGGCGTTCGCCGAGGTTCTTGGAGGGGTATAGGGATGGCCGTCTACGATTTCGAGATCGGCGAGGACGAGGTGGGGATGGTCAATCTGGAAGAGTTGACCGTTCCGGTGTTCGCTCCCAGGTCGGGGTATAAGCAGTACCAGGTCGAGATTGACTTGGGCGATCTTACTGTCCGCGGGTTCGGACGGCCGTCGGCGACTTGGCGGTGGGGGTTCCTCACCCTGGCTCAGCGTGATCAATTGCGGGAGTTCTGTGCGGGCAAATCGGCCAGGGTCTACATCCAGACCAAGAAACGTGACGATACCCAGGAGTATGCGGTTTTCTACGCGGTCATGGTCTGGCCTGAAGAGGAGGAGGTTACGGCAGGGCGCGTGCTGGACATCGAGATCCGCTTCCGGGACATGGTGGAGGTCACCTGATGGGTTGGGACTTGCGAGAGTTGAACGAGGGCGAGTTGGGTAAACTGGTGGCCGATGGCCAGGCATCGCGGGTCGGTCTGGCTGTTCAGCCTGTCAAGGTCATCTTCTCCGGTCGGGTGGCTGCTCCACTCCCGGCGTCCAATGACCGGGTGGTCCAGATCACTTTCTCTGATGGGCCTGCCTGGGCCAGCATCCTGCCCGATATGACACTGTTCGTGGGGACAACGGGGACGGGGTCTTATGACGTCGGGATGGTGCGGATCAGGAAGGTGGGGAGTTCCTCGATCCTGTGCGTTTCTGAATGCTCAGACGTGGTTTGGGCGGTGGGCCAATACCTGACCGTGGTCGAGGACTTTGGGATTTGGGCGCGTCATCTGCGCATCACGGGGACAGATCCGTTCACGGTGTTCATGGACTGGGACGTGGCTTACAACGACGCTCAACATCTGAACTGTGATCCTGTTCCGGTTCTTGGGCCCCACGTGGTCAAGAAACTGGCGGGGGCTACGGTCCAGGTGACCGGCTTCGATGCGGGCGACTCCTGGGTGCGGGGGTCCACCATATTGGGTTATACCTGGCTTGCCCCTGGGTCATCTGCGAGATCGGGTATGGACTCGGCGACTCCCACCATCACTTACAATGCGGCTGGTTGGTATCGTGTATCCTGCACGGTGGCGGCTTTAAACGGTAAATCCTTCACGGGCTATCGTTACGTGTGCGTGTACGATGATGCCCATCCCCCCCTGTGGGCGGTCGAGTTGGGTTCCTGCGAGGGCGACTTTGGGCGGGGCGGCTGGTCCTTCCGGGTCACGGTGCACGACGATGCTACCCTGGCCGACATCCGAAACCGGGCGCTGGTCATCCTGTTCGCCGAGGACGTGTATGGATCGGTGGAGGGGTCGGTCGGGATCGTCAAGGATCGGGAGAACATCCTGGCCATTGGTTGGATCGTCGGTGAATCTATCGTGCACGATCCTGTCCATGGAACGGTGGAGTTTACTGCCGAGGGGCCACACTCCCTAATCGAGAAGATCGTGGGCTTCCCGTCGGGGGTCAAAGACGTCGGGCCTGCGACTCCGGCTTCCTGGCTGGAGATGCAGAATATGAAGGTCGAGGATGCCCTGTGGCACTTCCTCCACTGGCGGTCCACCTGCACTCGGATGATGGATGTGTTCCTGCCTGGCTCAAATATCCCCATCGGCCTGGTCAATTCGGGCCTGGCGACTCTGTGGCAGCAGATGGGGGAAATCTCGGCTGCTACCATCAAGGCTGCTCCGGTCTGTGACCACCTGGGGCGGCTGTTCATCCAGACCAATAGCCAGTTGGTTCCGGTGGCGGATCGGGCTGACATACCTATCATCTTGGCTATTCAGCCTAACTACTGGCGGGAGAGCATCCAGATCGAGCGGGTCACGGTCTCGCCGGTGGGGCGGGTGGATCAGGCAGGAGTGGCCTGGTCGAACGCGACTCAGACGGGCACTCCCCATTTCTCCCTTGCCCCAGGGCATGTCATGAAGCAATACGGATCGGTGCAGGCTGAAGATCGCCTGGCGCTGACCGGCCAATCGCAGGCTAACCTCCTGGCGGGGCTGATCCTGGGGAATGCCCTTAACCCATACCCTTCCATTTTGGTCCGCTTCGCCATGAATCTGCGGGCGCTGGACATCCGCCCCTGGCAGTACGCAACCATTACCCTCGCGGCTGATGACAATCCCAGGGGGATCGCCTTGACCAATTTCAAGATCATCCCCAGGCGGATCACGCTCTCCTTCCAGGGCGGCGAGGAAGGCGGCGTTGTGCTGGCCGATGTGGACTTCGAGGGCTACACTACCGAGACGACGTCGTGTGATGGGGATATCCCGGCGACTCCCCCATCGCCTGCTCCCCCACCTGATCCTCCTGCTCCCCCTGCTCCCCCTGAACCGCCAGGCGTTCCTGCTCCGGATACGATGCTGATCTTCGACCGGATCAACGTCGTGTTGACCGAGGACTTCCAATCCACCAATCCCACCTGGCGTGATGTGCGGGGCGCGATCGCTGGAGCGATCTGGTCGGTCCATCTGGATTTGTTCGATGGCCAGGGGGCCTGGGCAGTGTCGGGCACTTCAGGCAATTGGGACAACGATACCGGTGCAGGTGTCGGGGTTTGGCGGTGTGACGACATCTTCGCTGAGGCTCCGGCCTGGCGATTGATCTTCTCGCAGGCTGATGCCTACGCTGCGCGGGTGCCGGCCAAGAGTTGCGGGACTTACAGTTTCGGCGATGCCTGGGGGCAGATCCGCAGTCTGGTTCCTATCGGGCCAGGAGAGGCCATCACGGCTTCAGTCTTTTGGCATGGTCTTGGCTTCGGAGAGACGGGTTCGGTTTCAGGGAGTACGTTTTACAGACTCAGTCCATACTCCGGCTGGTTCGATGCGGTGTTGAGTAGCGGGGCCAACATCTGCGGGTTCTGCCCTTCGAGCATCTGCCCTTCTCCCCCTGGTGGCGGAGAGCGGTACTGCCATGCTGGTGTTGGGTACTGTGCACAAAATATACTTATGAACCAGTACGATCTGCGCGGGTGTCACCAACTTGGGTTTGACGGTCTCGAGATCGTCCCTGGCGGGGTCGAGTTGATTGTTGATGGGCGGGCGTACTGCTTCGTGAACATCCCTACCTGCCCAGGGCCTGCCTACGGTTGCCCGACAGGGTATACAACGAAGAGATGGACTCCTGCTGGCCCATTGACGGAGGGTTGGGTACAGACCAGAAATGGTGCGCGTCATGCGGTGAATTATGAGGGACAGTGGCACTCTACCACTGAAGACAGTTCTACCGGCGCAGGTGGGGCGGGTGCATTGTGGCGAGATCCAGGTATCCTGGTGGATGACGAGATTTTCGATGCTTACTCATTTGTGAACATTACGGCGGGCAACGATGGCCTGTATTGGGTCAAGTACATGGGGGAGGGCGATGAAAAGTGCGGCATAAAGCGGGACGGGGCGTGGTTGGGCGTCGACAGTGACGAACTGTACGGGGCGTCTGGATGGGGCTACACGCGGGGGCGGATTGGGTACTTGGGCGCTGTTCCCATGGATGGCGGCGATGGGTTGGTCATAGTACGGAAAGACCAACCCCATATCGGGCAACCCAACAAGCAGATCGTCTACTGGTGGACTGAGGCGCATGGGATACAGGACAAAACGGGCAACCTGATCAGCGTGGTCACGACGTGGTATGGGACGGGGTCTACAGTCGATGGTGGGTGGAATTACAGGGGTGACAACGTCGGGGCATCCTGCCTGGTGGAGTTGCTGCCGTGACGAATACACGGGCCAGTCTGGCGCGAGTGCAGGCGCTGCTCCGCCAAACTCTGCGGGACTATGAGCAGGTACTGCCACAGTTCCCGGCGATCCTGGGCCTGGGGGACGGGACGGTCCAGGTTACGGACAAACCTGGGTATGTTTGGGTGCGGTTCGGGGCCATCGGTAACGAGGGGGTCTCGATGGTGTGGAACCAGGAGGTCCAGTATCGAGACGGCCTGGCGATCAAGGTAGGCTATAGGACTGAACAGCCAACGTTATTACAGGTCTTGTGTCAGCGGGAGGTCTACGCGGGGCAGGCGGATGGGTTCATCCCACAGGTTGTTCCCCATCACCAAACCCACCAGTGGGAAGATCCGAGTGGGGGGGACGACGTCGTGTACGTGCAGGTGCGCCAGTGGATGGCTTTGCGGGTTGGCGTGGCTGGTGAATTCTCGGTCTCTGTTCAGCCTGCCATAGTCGGGCGGCAGGGGGTTTGGGTGGCCCTGGAAACTCAAACGATCGATCTGGAGGAGTACGTTCCCGTGGGTCTATATGCGCGGTACGTTCTGGTGGCGCTGGACGAGACGGGAGCAGTCTGCGCGGTTCCTGGCTCACTCGTCACTCCACCCGCCGCTATCACCATTTCAAGTTGTCCCTGGCCTACGTCTACGGATATGATACCCCTGGCGGCTGTACGGATGTACCAGGGTCAGCCAGAAATCTCAGACGTGCCGGGCAATCGGGACATCTTCGATCTGCGGTGGCCACAGTTGGGTGGCGCAGGCGCCATTCCCCTGCTGGACGCGATCGCGGCAGTGGACTCGGCCATGGAGCAGATGGATACTTACCTGGTGCGGCGCGCAGACACGGTGCAGAACCAGGCTCAGGCGGGCGGTCTCGACCACGACGTCTACCTGACACAAGATCGCCTCGTGCAGCAGGGCCAGGCGTTGCGGATGGTTCTGGCTGCCGGTGATCCGGATGTGGAGTTCACCATCATCTGGCTGTTCCAACGACTGGTTGCGCTGGAGCGGGTCGTGGTGGCCATGGACTCCGCTTTGGATATGGCCATCAGTGGCCATGTGACGGTCAATGCTTAGTTAGGAGGTTTGGCATGGGTTGGCAGAATACTGCAAAGGATTGGTCGGGTGTCAATGTCGCAGACCTATGTGATGCGGACGGATACAAACTCATCCGCATCGTGAAGGCGAGTGGCCACACAGCGGTCCAGGTGACCGGCGATGCGCAGATCAAGGCATCTGCCGGGGTTCTGTATGGCCTGGTGATTGCGGGCGCAGGTGTCACGGCTGGTAACACGGTGGCCATCAAGGACGGCGGGGCAGGGGGGACGGTCAAACTGACTTACGTGTTCGGGGCTGCAAACGAAACGAAGCAGTTGGTGTTCGACTTCCCCATTACCTTCTCGACCGACATCTACTGCGATGTCACGCTCTCCGGTGGGTCCGCCTACGTGACCGGCGTCTACGACTAGGGGAGAGGCCATGATTACCATCCACCCAAGGTCTTACTACATCGGGACGTCTGTGGAGCGGGCGGCGCTGACTCTGCCTGCGGATGCCCTGGGGGCGCATTTCCTCGACACAGACTTGGGGAGCGAGTTCTTTTGGGATGGGACGGCCTGGGTCGAGCATGGCGGTGGAGGCGGCGCTTCCACCTTCCTCGACTTACTCGATACCCCTGGGTCGTATGCTGACGCTGGCCTTTTCCTGGCCAGGGTCAATTCGGCTGAGGATGCTCTCGAATTCTCCACAGACCTGCCCGACCACATCCACTCCGTTGACGAAGGACAGGGCGGCGTGCTGGATCATGCAGGGCTGGACGGCCTGGGTGACCACGACCATCCCCTGTACATTCCCATCACGGGGGTCTCGCGGCTGCGCGCGGGTGTGGTGACCGTGTACGCAGATCCGGATGATGCCTTCGCGGCTGCGGACACATCGGGTGACGTCATTCTTGTTCCCCCTGGGACGTGGGTATTGTCCAGTGGCCACTCGCTGGCGGCTGGTGTGTCCCTGTTTGGGTTGGGGCCTGCCGAGGCATGCATCCTATCAGCCAATCTGTCAGGCGAGAGTTACGTGATTGATCTTGCCACTGGCGCCGGCGTTATCCAGAATGTCAAGATCGTGGCGACTATGACTCGGAACAACAACGGCATCCTGACAGGGCTGTCTTTAGGTCCAGGGACCACTGCGCGCAACGTCATTTCTGTCGTTACGGCTTCCGGGTCAACCTATACGATCTATGGTGCAGGGATTTGCACAAACGGCAATGTGTGGGTGATTGGCTGCAAGGCATATCTCTACATCAGCGGGTCTACCATCGATGGATACGCATACTACCACTTTGGTGGGTACATCTTCCATTCCTACGGGTACGCGGAGAAGACCAGTGGCGCCAGCACGGTGGTGGCTGGTTTGTACATGATCACGTCAACCACAGCCTACACGTTTGAATCGACTTTCGAGGCGGGAGGGTCGATTGGCTCGCGGTACGGCATCCATGCGGCCTATGGCACAAATTACGTGTTCGTGTGCTTCGCGAGCGGGGCTACTTACGATCTGAACATCCTGAATCCTGCCACTCTGGTCATCTATAATCTAAAGTACAACACCCTGAACAATGCCGGTACTCTCAGCCAATATGGCGGTGACCGGGCGGGCACCAACAGGGCGGATACCATTTCGGGGCTTTGGACGTTCGACCGTGGGGCGGCGACTGCTCCCTTCGCCATCGCGCGGGCGGATGCTCCTACGGTGACCAACCTGGATGCGGACAAGTTGGATACTTACGAGGCGAGCGCCTTCCCCAGGAAGGCAGAGAATGCTACCATCGCAGGGGCGTGGACGTTCAGTGACGATGTCTACCTGGCGGCGTTCCAGGACGTGTTGCCCGATGGCGAGGTGTTGGGCGCTGGCGTGTTCAAACGGCTATGTAACTACCTGGGCATGGCATCCTATGACGACCACTTCCGGTCAGGGGTCATCCCAACAGGCTATACCTGGGACACAGGGACGCTGTTCGTTGGGACTCCGGCGACTCTCAACTATGCATGGGGGGGGTCGTGGCTTGGGGTCGCTCACAGTGGGGCTGGTAAGGGATTTCTGCGCAGGGCCATCACTAATGCGGCAGCATCCTGGCAGTTAAAGGGCCTGCGTGGGCGGTTCCGTGTTGGGTCAAGTGGGCGGTTTGGATTCCGGTTCGATAATGGGTCAGATGTAGCGAATGATGAGCGGTTTGTCGAGTTGTATACGGATGGGACTGCCAACAATGCTACCCTGACGCTGAACTTCCGGTACAAGAATGCTGCAGGTTCCCCATCGGTTGTGACGTCGGCGATCTTGATACCGGCGACACAGTATCTGACCTTTTATCTGTACTGTTACCATTCCGGGGGAGTATATTCCGGGTACGGCTACGTGATAGGTGAAGAGGGGGCGCTTGTCAATGTGTCTGGCTTCGTCATCAACATTTCTGCTTGGGCTCCGTGTGCGGGCCGAGGGGGGATCATGTTCGAGACGATTGGCGCGTCGAACTATATGTTTTGTGATTGGTTCATTAACACCTTTACTTAGCGGGGCCCGGGTCGTCTAGTCCAGGCATGAGCAGTTGACCGGTGAGGGTCGTCCGCTGATCAGGCGGGAGGGCATCCTGCCGATCGGTGGCCACTCGCAGGTTGGCCTGGTAGGCCAGGCGGAGGGCGGCGATCTGACGTCGGTGCGCTTCCTGCACTCGTTCATCCACTGGCCTGGCCTGCCATCCTTCTGCCGTCATTTCGTCGGCGATCTGCATCTGCAGATCGAGCATGTTGATTGGTTGTGTCATTCTTCTGGCTCCACGGTCGGGCGAGGGTCGTGTTCCCCCCTGACTTGCTGCTGGTTCAGCCAGACGGCTATCTCGATGGCGGCAGGGGTCTCGAAGATCAGCCTGCCTACGTAGAAGCAGGGGGACGGGTTCCACTCCCTGACTTGCCAGGTTCCGTCGAGAAAGTAGACGATCTTGGTATCGTCGGGGAGCAGCAGGGATTGGCCTGCGTAGAGAAACAGGTTACGGATTCCGATGCTGATCATGCTGCTGCTTCCTCCTTCAGGTGTTCGACCGGTGGGTCACCTTCCGGTGGTGTGTAGTCCAGGGGGAGCAGGACCACGGCGTTATAGGGCACTCGCGCAATCTGATGACGATATCGCCTGCGGCAGTGTGGACATATACGAACCGCATCGAGGTTCAGTCCACGGTAGATTGACGTTACGTGCATGATTTCCCCTTGCTCAAAGATCGCTCCCCCATTAGTTTCCATCTGATACAGCAGGAGGACATAGCGTCCTACCCAGTCACGCTTCAGTTTCAGGTTCGGCATTTTCTGCTCCTTCCTCTAGGGCAAATGCGAGATCCAGGCGTTCGGCCTGGAGTACTCGGCAGGTGGTTCGTAGAATCAGGCTATTCATGCGATGCTGGAGCCAGTCTAGGGTCTGCGCGTTGTTGGCGATGACCGTCACGATGCCATCGTTGCGGGTGGCGGTTGTGTCTTTCAGCCAGGTATCAAAGGCGAGTTCCGTGGTCTGGAGCCGCAGTTGGGCCAGGATATCGGCCCACCATTCCGGCCTGGTGTCTGGTGCCGGCGCGCGGGCGGGGCCTGTACGGAATTGCTGGCCATAGGTCTGTGGGGCGTGGGCGGTCGCTTTCCCCTTCGTGGCCTGGCGTTCCTGCTGGCGTTCTTCCTCCTGGAGGGACTCCAGGGTGATGCTCCCTTCCCGAACGGCCGTCAGGAGCATGCCATACTCGTTGGCCCAGTTCTTGTAGAAGGCGTTACACTGGCCCTTCCAGCCATTGCGGAGGGTCCAGGCTTGCCAGGCGAGGCGGGCCTGGTCGGGCGATGCGCTTCCCCATCGCTCGATTATCTCGTGCACGTGGGTGACGAGGTTCTGGCGTTCTTTAGGGGGTAGCGTCTCGATGCCGGGGATGCCGTTAAAGCGGCAGATGCCATCGACCACAATCTCGGCGCTGCTGCTTGCTCCCCCTGCTTGCACGGGGTCGGCCCAGTTCCCCTTACCATTACCATCCTGACTTACCAATGGGACTGATGCCTGCCGGGGTCCGAGGTACTGCTCCAGCAGGGCTTCACCCTCGACCGGTGCCGGTGCGAGATCGCTCCAGGGTTTGGGGACGTCGTCATACTCTCCGGCCTGCAGGCGGGCCAGGACGTCAGGGGGTAGTTCGACCGCGAAACCGGCCAGGGCCTGCTCCATTACCTGGTCGCGGAGGCGGCTGCGGAGGTAGCGGTCGAGCGGGTCGAGGTCGGGCAGTTCGGCTTTCATGTAGACGTCGATGGCTTCCTGGAGGGTCTGGTGTACGCGGACGCAGTTGTGCAGGAGGCTGTTCAGATCATATACCAGGGAGCAGACTCTCCCCTTGCGAAACTTGCGGCTTGTGAACAGCAGTCCCTTCTCGCGCAGGTTCCGGGCATACCGCTTCTGGCTTGCTTCGCCTGCCATGCAGTGGAGGCTGGAGCGCTTTGGAAACGGGGACTCCGATGACCATTTGTAGGCCAGCAGATGGATCACCCACATCATTGCGCGATCCTCCACTCCCAGGAGGGTGTAGTTGTCCAGGACGATCCGGGGGATGGGGACAACCCCTTCGCTGATGGCGGGGCTGCCAAAGCGGACTTCAAACGAGTATTGCCCTGCGTCAGTTGGGAGGGGCAGTTGGATGTCCATCTTCCAGCATCTTCCTCAGTATCCAGGCTACCAGGCGGGCCAGTCTACCCTCGCGCATCACCAGGTAGGCGGGACGGCCTGGGTGGCGGGCGAGCACACGGACGTTCATTCCACGTAGCATGACCAGGTGGCCGATCTGGAGGACTTCATCCGGGCGGTGGGTCGCATACGCCATTGCTGCTTCCGGTAGCATGGCGATGATGCCGGTTCCGTTCCACTTGTAGGATTTATACCCTGCAGTCGGGTAGTCCCTGACGTGGATCGTGGTCGGCTGCTGTACGTTGGTTGCTTCCATCTTGCTCCTTGTTTTAGGGTGCATCGATGGGCCACAGACCGCAGGGTCTGTGGCCCATCCCCCAGGAGGAGTTCAGGCTTGCACAGTGGTGCTGGCCTGGACTTCTTCTTCCACAGTGGCGTAATGGTCACCCGTCTTGAGGTCGGTGACGACTTCGCCCAGGTTCCTCAGCCACTTCGTGAGATCGCGGCAGGCGGGGCCTGTAACCCCTTCGACCAGGGTGGTCATGTGGCCTGGTCGGGCGGGGTCAAACTTGATCTTGATTGTGTGTGACATCGTGGGTGTGTTCATCTGGTCACTCCATCGCCAGTCCCAGGGCTATCACCTGGCCTGCTTGGTTGTATTCGCGTTGGATGGTGTACCCCTCGCGGGTGGCTAGTCGCTCCGCCTCGACCACTGAGTAGTGGTAGGCGACTTCGCTCATGATCTGGCGGACTCTCCCACCTGCCCTGCCGTAGTCGTCATAGACGACCGTGTAGGTTCCATCGGCTGCTCTCGCCCATCCCATGTCGGCGAACATCCCCTTGACCTGGCTTTTGCGGATGATGAAATCGGCGGGGCGGGTGGCGCTGGCAAATCCATGCAGTTGGCCTGTCCCTACTTCGCAGGTAAACCCGAGACGCTCACCGACTTCCCGGAGGGTTTGGGCCAGGATGGCGGGGTCATCCAGTTTGGTCACGATTTCCAAGTAGTTGCTCACTGATCCTCCTTGCGTGTGTTCTACCTTATAGACGTATTATAGGCGGAAAACTTCAGTTGGGGTAGTTCACTCGTCGAGGAGGCGCTTGAATTCGGATATCATGAATTTGAGACGCTGCTGGCCATACTCCTTGAGAAAGACGTCCAGTCCCAGGCTGCACATGCGCACAAAAACCTCAGCGGGTTGCATGTTGCGGATCGTGACGGTGGCCAGGCGTAGTTCTTGGGCCTGTTCATCTGGCAAGTCAGCCTGGTAGGTTGTGATACGAGCGCCATCCTTGACGGTTACGGTCACTTCCATGGGCATGGTGTTCCTCCTGTTATATGTCTTGATCCGGGTGCAGTACCAGGTTGGACTGCGCGAGTTGGTCCGCCATTTCTTCCGGTGTGAGCTCACTGAATTTCTGGAGCGTTTCGCGGGTGCGGGCGCTGAGGCTTGCTACCTGCGCGCGTTCGCCGTCTGTCCCATCCGGGTACGAGGTCCAGGCGGCTTGCCAATCTTCCTCGTCCGTGACGGTTCCATCGGTCGTGGCCCAGGACATGGCGGAAATCTCCGCGATCGTGGGGTATCCATAGGCTTGACGGATGGCCTTCGTCAGGGCGCGTTTCTGTGCCAAATCTTCCCAGGTCCAGTTCCGGAGTTCGGTATCGATGGGCCTGCCCGTATCGTCGAACATTTCCTGCGGCTTTACCACTCCGATGCTGGTGAAGGCGCAGGTGGCCCAGGCATCTGCATAGTCTGCTCCGCCTGCGGTCAAGGCGTTAAAGACGGGCATGGTGTCTACCCTCATCAACTGGCATTCGAAGGCGAGCGCTTTCTTTGGCACTCCGTGGCCAGTTACTTTGGTGAACTTGCGGACAAAGGGGCTTTTCGTGGTTGCCCAGGTTACAATCAGGGTGTACCCTGGGACTATCACGAATTTCCCGTCTTCCGTCACCCAGGCGCGAATCTGCCCGCTGAACGGATTTGCTCCCCACATCAAGGTGGCCTGGGCGGCTGCCAGGGCCTGTTCGTAGGAGAGATTTTCTCCGCCAGGGACGAGGCGCTGCCATCGGCGCGCGAGGGCGTCGAGCATGGCATCGCTTCCCCAGGGCTGCATCGAGCGTGTTACCATCGGTTTCTTCTGGTCGTTAGGCATTCTCGTTCCTCCTGAATCATGGTCTACCTATCACACGAGTTGAGGTCGGAAAACTTCAGTTGGTCAGGAGGCTGTCTGTGGTTTAGAAAAGCGCCATTTGTTCGCCTGGCAGGGCCAGGCTGGTCGGGGGGACGGCCACACCCAGGCTCTCGGTCATGCTCTGTAACTCCGCCATGGCGATGTCCAGGGCCTGGTGTTCCATTTGCGTTCTGCTGCGGAATATGGCCTTCGACATCCCGGCTTTTGCTTGCTTGAGCAGGGCTTCCAGTTCTTCTTTGCAGTAGTGCACGCGCCTAATTGCCCAGGAGATCTGGACGGCGGGGGGCAGGCAGTCCACTCTTACCCAGTGGTCAATCTCGAAGCGGTCCGAGCGGTAGCAACCAATCGAGAAAGACAGCACGCAGTTGGGGTCGGGGCCCGGGTTCCCCACCCGGTCCAGTCCAATCTCTGTGACGGTGTGGGGGCTTGCGGTATAGAGATTCCTCCACACGGTTCCCGGCAGGCTCTCCATGGTCCAGGGCAGTGTGGTGTATTGCTCCGCTTCCCGCACATTGCCCTTCCCTGCCCGCAGGCATGCCCGCAGGTGTGCATGCTTTTCCTGGCTGTAGCGCCTTGCGTCATCAGGTGTCTGCACGCTCAGCGGGATGCAGGTATAGAGGTCCATCACTTGCCTTCCTCCTGGGCCTGGGCCTGCTTCAGAATCAGGGCTGCCAGGACTTTGGGGGCGTGCCAATCGTCGAGGGCCTGCTGCAGGACTTCGACCGACTGCTTGAGGTAGTCTTCGCGCAACCAGGCGGCGTCTTCCCCTTCCCGCCAGAAGACATATTCTGCCCACTCGATGGGGTCTTCCGGGTGGAGTTCGTACTGCCAGACCTGCTCCGGCGTCAGGGGGTCCGGATAGACTACCCTGCCCAGAAAGCGAAACCCGGCCAGGTGACGCGGGGGGACGTCGGCGGTGATCACGTCGGGATGCAGGCGGGCGGGCATCCAGGCTTTCGTTTCCTCCGGGATGTATCCATCCGGCTGACACCCTATCGATGGGGGCCTATTGCGGTATAAATAGGCGGCTTTCACGTTACTTCCCCTTCTCTGGACACAGGTGGGAGGCACTTTGGGCGGCCTGCAGGACGGTCACGTTCCACTCGACCATGTGCTGCTCGAGTGCAGGGACTGGCCACAGGGTGATTTTGTGGTCCACCCAGGGCTGCTGGTCGGCGCTTTGGCTTGCCTGCCGGATGGTTTCGCTCCAGGCATGCAGGTAGTGTTCGACGTCGAAGGCGGTGGCGAAGGTGCAGGCGGCTTCCACCAGGGCGTCTACCGGGGCGGTGATCAGCACGATGGTCAATTCCTTGATGGCAAAAACCGCCAGGCGGACTCTGCCGGTGGCCTGGTCTCGAATGCAAACGTGGACGAGTTTGATGCTGTGGGTCGCTTCACTCACGGCTTCCTCCTGTTGTGAAATCGTAATCCGTTTCAATGGACGCTGGTTTGTTGGTCAATCCCCCCCACTTCCTGAAGTGGGATGCTGAAACTCCCATGCCTGCGGCTGCATCTTTCAGGGTGTGTGCTTTGATGAGTAGGGGGTATCCACCACCATTGTAGGCGTAGACGTGCACGGGACATTTGTTTGGGACTCTCCATCGCTTATACCTGGGCATGGTCACGTTCCCCTGCGCTTTAGTCGTCGATGGAGGTGTCGTTGCGGTTTCACCTGTTCGGTGCGGATGCGTGGTTTCCGGCGCTTGCGCCACTTCACCTGTTCGGTGCGGATGCGTGGTTTCCGGCGCTTGCGCCACTTCACCTGTTCGGCGCGCTTGGACATGGCGGCGTGGGCGACTGCGTTCCGTGCACGGTCGGCGCTGATGTCGAATTCACGCGCGATCTGCGCTTCGACATCCGCGCGGTTCTTCACCTGGCTCTCGCCGTCGAGGCGGACGAGTTCGGCTGCGCGGGCATAGATGCGCTGGCGTTCGGCTTTCGTCACTCGATTGGTCATTGGTTCCTCCTTCCCCCTGGGTGGGTGGGTGGGTGGGTGGGTGGCCTGGGGCCGGGGGCGGGGCGGCGCGCCGCGGCGGACCCAGAAGGCCGACACCAGAAA